AGGGGCATTTTTTTTGTGCCTATATTCCGGTGCTCGATCGGGTATCCTCTACGGAGCAAGACGTAAAACCTTGAAATTGTTACGCTGTCATTTTGGCTATTCCGCTTGATACGCCCCTCCGCTACCAGTCCAATAGCCAACTTGCGGCTTTCCAGCGGTAAATTCAGCGGTTCGCCTAGCAAAGCGGACAGTTTCCCCTTGATTTCGATCTCGATCGCCTCATGCGGCGGCGACGGATAAACGATCACAGCGTCGACAAGCCGGCGGAATGGCTCAAGAAGCTCCGATCGCGGGTCCTTCTGCGCTTCGCCGAGGCGTTCGGCCAGAAGGTCGATGTTGCGGCAGTATTCCGCGACCGCCGCCGGGTGGACGGCGATCGACGTAACCGCCGGCTGCGCTGAAAGATCAGCTTCCAGGCGCGCGATGTCAGCGTCGATAAGCGGCCGGCGTTCCGCAAGTTGCTCGACCGTGAACAGTCCCTTCATGTAGGCATCAAGAAGGCGTTCGAGCTCGCCCTTGCGCTTCGATAGTTCGCGTTCGAGTTTGCTGCGATTGTTCGCGTTCTCAATCGCAAGCCGGCGGCGTTCTTCAAAATAGGTTTCGACGTAAAGGATCAGGGCGGCCGGGTTCGCAAGCTGCTCGCGCAGCCCGTCGACGACGCCGCGTTCGACGACATTCAGCGGGTATTTCCGCGTATGGTCACAGGCGCCGTCTCGCGCCCGCGCGCAGCGAATGCGGGAATGTCCGTTCGTCTTTCCGTCGAGGGTCATGCCGCCGCCGCATTTGCCGCAGCGTAGCAGGCCGGACAGCATCCGGTGTTGGCGCGGCATATAGGACGCCGTAGGCTTCCGGCCGGACAGTCGCAGCGCGACCGCGTCCATTATCTCTTGATCTACAATACGCAGGTCAGGGACGTCAGCGGTTTGCCATTCGCTTTCGGGATTGGCCCGGCTGACGCGCTTACCTGTTTCCGGGTCGCGGACCATGTGGATACGGTTCCATACAAGCCGGCCGCCGTAGATCGGATTTCGCAGGATGCCGTTGTGACGGGCCATCGATCCCGTGATCGTCGACGAGTTCCATACAGCCCCGCGCGGTGGGACCGCCCCGTCGCGATTAAGCCCGGTTGCTATGTGGCGTGGGGATAGACCGGCGGCGAATTCGGCGAAAATGCGACGGACGATAGCGGCTTCCGTGGGGTCGATCGTAAGTTCGCCCGGCTTGCCCGGCACAGGCTTGTATCCGTATGCCTTGCCGCCGGCCGACAGTCCGTCGCGGACGCGGCCGGAAAGACCGCGCCTGACCTTGTTTGCGAGATCGGTCAGGTAGAGCGACCCGACAAGCCCTCGGATGCCGATCTGGACGGCGTCAGCCATGCCGTCATGCACGGCGACGATATCGATCCCGATGAACTGAAGGCGCTTGAATATGGCGGCGAGGTCTTCCTGATCGCGCGACAGGCGGTCAAGCGCTTCGACGATGACGATGTCGAATGCTCTGGCCCGCGCCCGTTCAAGAAGCGTCAGAAGGCCGTCTCGTCCGAAAATAGACGCGCCCGAGCGGGCGCGATCTGAAAAGACATCTTTGATCTGATAGCCGCTCCGGGCGGCGAAGTCCCGGCAGAGCGTGACCTGATCTTCAATCGATCGATCTTGCTGAAGATCGCTTGAGTATCGTGCGTAAACGGCTGCCTTTTTCGGCGAGCTTGTCATTGTCATTGATGCATTGTCCTAAATCAAACGAAGCATTTTCACTATGAGCCCGCCGGGCGTCTTCGCGGGCGAGCGCCCGGACGAAATCGGCGACGACGGGATCAAGCGGCTTTATTGTTTTGCGTTTCATGCTTTGCGTCCAGTCATCAAATTTGTCGAGGGACCGAATACGTCGCCCTGGGCAGGCGTCAGGTCGATCGCGGCGGCCTTGGCGCGGGCCTTGTCGGCCCACGACTGAAGGTCAGCAGCGAAGCCCGGCGACCGTTGCGCGCGGGCTTGCGCTTCCCGGCCAAGGACGCCGGCGTAAAATTCGAGGAAGTCTTTTTCCTCTTCGGGCGTCCATTCCGATCTATCCATCGGCAGGGTTCGTTTAGACATCGCGGCCCTCATTGCAGACGGGGCAGGGGAGCCCGCGCTTGATTTCACTGACGCCAAGATTGAACGACCATCCATCGTCATGACCGCAGCGCCAGCAACGGAAGCGCGCGCCCTGCGCCGTCTTCCATCCGGGCATCATGCCGGGCGCTTCGCCGTGGTCGACCGCACGCATGCGGATTACAGGCGGATTGCGAGGGACAGGGCCGAACAGATCATTCGCCATCCCCGCCCCCGATCCGATCGATGTTCCCCATGACGAGGCGAAAGGTATAGGCAACGACCCATGGGTTCGCCCTCCATGCGCCCGCCCCGTTGATGCTATCCCAAAGGGTGCGATAGCTATGATACGGGGACGACCATTCGTCCTGGCCCTTCGGCTCGGCGGCATAGCATTTCCAACCGCCGAGACCGTCCTCTTCGATCGGGCAAAAGTCGATGCCCTCGGCGATCGCGTCTTCCTCGCTGATGTCCTGTAGCCGCTCGATCTTGACGCCTTCGACGATCAACGTGATCCGCGATGCCCACCGGGGCATGTGCATAGCCTGTCGATGCTTGCCGGCCCATGCCGGCCAAAGACCGGCTTCCGGCCAATCTGACGGCTTCCAATCGCCGGGAGCGTCTTGATTGGCAATCGATCCCCCGGCATTGAAGAAGACCGTCATAGTCCTGGGAACGAGATCGCGCGGCGCCGTTGCGTTCCACCGCTGCGAAACCCGCCAATGTTCGCGCACATAGAGGCGATCGCCGACAGCGATCCGGGGCGGGCGAACTACGGGGCCGGTCGGCTTCCCGTGGAAGGTGAATTCCCACGCGCCGGTTTCGGTTCGGCGAAAGTCGACGACCTTATCCGAGTTTGGCAGAATGCGCCGCGTCTGCGTCTTGCGGCCAGCGATCAACGCCCGGACCATTGCCGGGCTAAAAAGGATCGGAAGGTCAGCCATTGCGACGCTCCCTCATTGTCTGGCGGAAAGTGTCGAATGCCCCCGCCTGGATCAGCCGGATCGTCCCGTGAAAATCAGGCTTTGCCCCTTGCGCGGCGAAATGGCCGATGATCATCGACAGCGCGAGGAAAACGGAGGCGCTCTGCCTGCCGTGGCAAAGCGCTTCGATCTGGTTGGCGATGACGACAGCGTCGGCGCCGATCTTATCGTCTTCGGTCATTCGCCCTTCTCCGCATCGTAGGCAGCATGAACGAAGGTCAGCCCGAACCGGCGGGCGCCTTCAGCGTCGAAAGTGAAGTCGATCTTCTCGCCGTCAGAACTTTCGATTGTGATTTCGACGACGCCGTTTCCTGAGAGCGTCTTGTAGGTCACTGTCTTCGTCTTCTTCTCGGTGTCGGTCATATCCCTGCGGCCCTTTCGATTGCCGTTTTCTTGCAGGCTTCCCACGCGATGCGGTCAGCCTTGTCGATCCTTTCGAGACGGGCGACATCGTTCGCCCGCTTTGCCATTTTTCTGAGTTTTGCCCGGCGCTGCTTCAGCCGGCGCGGGACTTCCGCCCAATGATCGGAGCAAAGCCATTCCATGCCGCGTGTCAGCGGGCGGCCTTTCCGATCCCCGCGCGTCCGGCGGCAGAAGGGGACAACGCAACATATGCGGCGAGGCGCTTGATCATCCACGGTCGCGACATGGCACTCGTCACATTCGAGCGTGTGAAGCCAAGGCGTCTGACGGAAGTGGCCGCTATTGCAGAGGGGGCAAAGACGATCAGACATCGCCGCCCCCGATCTTGTTCAGGCGGTAGCCTTCGAACCGCTGGCAATCGATAGTCCAGCCGATCGGCTTCAGCCGCGCACGAAGCTTGCTGATGTGCGCGAGGATGGTAGGTCCGTCAGGACCGCCATTGATTTCCCCGCTGTACATCTCCCATTCGATCTTTTCGCGCGGAGCGTACCGACCTTTCGATGCGATCAGCGCGTTCAGGATTTGGCGCTCGCGGCGCGGCATCTTGATTGCCTCGGGATCGATATCGAACGCGCTGACAGGGGCCGATCGCCCGCATGTAGGGCAGATATGATCAAGCATAGGGCGGCTCCTTCCATGCAACCGGTTGCTGGCCGCGAGGGATACGATGCGAGCCCCGCGCCATGGGATGCTTAGGAGCGCCGCTCTGCGTCGTCCCGAGGCAATCAAGGCCGACGCCCTGCGCTTCTGCCCATCGGGCAAACCATCGCGCCCGCTCGTTGCCGTCGTTGCCCCAGGCAACAAGCATTCTGCCGGTCGTCGACTTCGCATAGGCTACGGCTGCGGCAAGATGCTTTTCGTTTTCCGGCCCCATCGCGGCAACGCCGGCGGCGAACATTTCCTTCGGGTGCGATGCCCGGAACGCATACAGGTTGACGACGATCAGTCCGCCATAGCCCCAAAGCTTGGCGAAGTGGATCAGGGTCAAGACGGTCGGATCGTTGAAGCGATGGTCGGCCGTCGAAGGATTGAGCATACAGACGACAAGAAGCGGCAGTCGGTCGTCCCAAACCCGTCGAAGTTCATATCGATAGCAATCGATGATGATCGCGGTACTCGACATGAAGAGATCGAAAGCGGCGGCGGTCATACGCCACCGCCTTTCAGTTCAGAGATCGGCATCGTCAGATAGGCGCCGATGTCAGCGAAGCCGCAGGTCTTCGCGAGCGACATCATGTCGTAGTTTTTGAAGGGAACGCCCAGGCCGATGCGAACACGGCCATCGTCTTGCCCGGCCTGCGCAGTCAGGCGGATAAGCTCGCTCGCTATCCCCTGACGGCGATAGGCCGGCTCAACGTAAAGAAGATGAAGCCATGTAAGAGCGTTGTCGGCCGGGTAATAGAAAACCGACATGCCGACCGTGTAGTTAAATTGGTTGACCGCGAAGATCGCCCGCTCGCCGGCGGTCGGAGGGTCGGGATCTTCGGCGATCCGACCTTCAAAAATCATCAGCGAGAACAACTTGTCAGCCGCAGCTTTCCATTTCGGCACTTCAAGGTGCGTTTGGATGTATCGAACCATCACGCGCCACCCCGCGTAACCTTGCCGGGCGCCGGCTGATGTTGAACGTCGACCGGGCGCGTCGTATTCGGGACGCGCCATTGATCCTTGCGAACTGCCTGGCGCCGGCCGCCGGCGTACGCGACGCCGATATGGTCGTCGGCGACGTAAACGACGGTCGCCGGGTTCCATATCGTGCCGTCATGGGTGATGAAGCAGACCTCGATCGGGTCGCCGATTTTTAAGCCGTCAGTCATCGGCAAGAACCCCCGCGATCCTTGCAAGCTGCATGGCGATTGGCACTTCATCAAAGGTCAGCGTCTTGAAGTGTTCGGTTGCAAGAGCCCAATCGATCTGATCTTGACCGTTGAGATTTGGCGGCATCGCTTCGATTTCGGCCGCCGCGCGGAGAAGCTTTTCTGTCCGTGTCATGCGCACCCCTCCGTTTTGATCTCAGAAAGGCGGATCTCTGCGAGCCGCTCTTTGGCCCGACCGAACATGAGGTCGAGGACCTTCTCGTCGCCGCCGAACTTGATGCAGGCGAGGGCAACGCCGACGAGGACGCTTTCAGTTAAGATCATGACGTCGGTGGTTGACCCGCCTGCTGACAGGACCGGCTTGACGATACCGGTGACGATCTTGCCAACTTGATCGTTGTGGACGGCTGGCGCATCGAAAGCGCGGTCGGTCTGAGGGATGCGCGCAGAGTTCGAGAACGCGGGGGAGCGCATCCACGCGACAGTCTCGCGCTTGATTATCCCAAGAGCAGCGACGATGTTCGCGACCGGCTCGGTTGGGAATGTTTTCAAGGCGAATTCGGTAAGCTTATCCTCGTCGCATCCGTCCGGGGCATAGGTCCGAATATGCTTCGCCATTTCTTCAGGCGTTTTCATTGGACTTCTTCTTTCCTTCTAGTTCAGGGAAGATCGCGTGCAATCGATGATGGCAACGGGCGCAAAGCCAAACGACTTCCAAAGGTTTCGAGTAGTCTTTGTGATGGGCGTGGACTTTCGAAGCCGCACAAATGGCGCACGGCTCCTTCTTCAATTTTCCATCGCGGACGGCATTGTTGACGGCGTTCTGCGCGCGGTAGGCGGCAGGGTTCTTCACCCTCCAAGCCTTTGTTACCCGCGTTGCTTTGGCTATGCGTTCCGGACTTGAGGCCCTTTCCCGGTCCCTCATGCGAACGTCAGGGTTCCTTAGTCGATTGAGCTTCATTCGTTGCTTGTGGCAGTCTTTGCAGATTGCCATTCTTCCGGTTGACGCCCCAGGATCATTGTAGTAATCGTCGGGCAACTTCTGAGTATTGCAATCAAAACAAAACACGACATACCTCCTTAAAAAGGTATATCGTCGTCTAGGTCGCGGCTATAGTTGCCTGACCCCGAGTTAGACTTGGAAGAATTGCCGCCACCGTTACCGCCACTGTTCGACCTGCTGCTTCCCCGGTCGTCATCGCGCCCGCGCGATCCGCGATCGCCGCCGCCGTCGTTCTTGTCGCCGAGCAGGTAAAGGGTCCCTCGGAAAGCAGTAACGACGACCTTCGTCGCGTAATTCTTCTTTCCGTCCTTCTCCCATTCCTCCGTTTGAAGCTCGCCTTCGATACCGATCAGCGACCCTTTGTTGACGAATGGGCGGATAACGTTCTTGACCAAGCCGTCATTGAGAACCTTGATCCGGTGCCAGTGCGTCTTTTCCTTCCGCTCGCCGGTCTGCTTGTCCCGCCACTGCTCGGACGTGGCGATCGAGAATTCCGCCATCTCGTCGCCGCTATTGAAGCGGCGCGTTTCCGGGTCGTTGCCTACGCGGCCGACGATGATGACCTTGTTGATGCCTGCCATTTTCGGTTCCTCCCTTTTCTTAGATCGCTTGGCCGAAGACGGCGGCTGCCATTGCTTCGCACTTGGCCCGGTCGAGCCAATTATCGTCGGTCCTGATCCCGCTTTCGCAATCGATCCAGAAGTTCAGGCCGCCGGCTGACGCCTTCATATTGGCGATGGCATCGGCAACATTGTCCGGGGTAAGGCCTCCCGCGTAGCCGAAGTATTGGCCGGCGTTGCGCGCGAGCGTTTCCGGCTTCGACCATAGCCCGTCAAATTTCCCGGTCCCGCCGCTACGGTCCTGAAGGACATGGACGTCTTTGATGAAGGGGATGAATGGGCCGCGCCACTGCATAATCACGGGCTTGCCGATTGCGGCGCTAAACCGTTGCAGCATGAGAATTGCTTCAGCATCGGCCTTCTGAGAATTCACCTGAACACGCGACACGAGGTTGAAGTCGATGATGTCGCAAAGTTCCTGCCATTCGTTGGCGAAGACCATTTCGGCATAGCGACCGCAAAGGTGGAAGGCCAGGCGCCTCTGATAAACGCCGTCAGTGATCCGTTTGATTGCCTCGCGCGTCGGGTAGCGCGGCGACTGCCCGACCTTTGGCGATCGAAGGATCGCGAATTCAATACGGTCTCGGGAATAATGGCTATATCTGTCGCAGATATCGTTGATAAAGTCTGCGCTTGTGCGTTCATCGACGCCGGTCATTGTGAGTTTCATTATCGGTATCCTGGGAAAGAGGTTACTTCGACCGGCGGCGCATCCGCCGGCTGTAATCTTTGAAATTGAGGATCTTGCCGACCTGACGGTCGGTTTCGTGGACATCGCCGGTCGCGGCGTAGATGCCGAAAAGCGTTCCGATCGCGATACCGAGAAGAAGCCAAAGCAACCACATCAGCCGATCTCCCGAAGCGCTTCGTCGCGGGCGCGGTTCAACTCGGCCATCGCCTCGTGCGAACCCGTCGCCGTATCGGGGTGGCAGGTCTTAGCCATAAGGCGATAAGCGCCTTCGATACGGTCCTTTGTAATGACGCCCGGCTTGTCGGCGTTGAAGCCGAGAATTTCCCGCCAAGGCCGCTTGCGATCGCCCGCCGGCGGCAATGCCAGGAACCCTGTGAACGTCGCCCTGACAAGCGCAAGCGTCCCATGTCGGAGCTCGACGCGGCGCGCTTCGATAATGTGATGGATCGCCTGAAGGTTGGCTTCGACGGTCTGATACCGATCGACAGGGATACAGACTTGCAGGCCGTCCCATGTGAACCAGATCGCAACGCCGGGGTCGGCCGGCCTGTTTTCGCCAAGGGTTACATTCGACGAAATCACGAGGTTGCTGATGGCCTTCCCGCTATCGCGGCCGAAAAGGTTCATCGAGTTTTTGACGTTCGCCAGGGCGCCGCTAAGCGCCGTTTTGAACTGTCCTTTCTCGCGAACCTTCTGACGCGGGATGTTGCTCGGCCATGTCAAAGGATATGCGACGGTCATCGCGTCAGTCCTCCCATCCATCGATACGGCAGTCGCCGATCCGGGTTGCTCTGAAGGTCCCGTCAGCCCGGCGGTCCAAAATCGTCCGGGTCATCGATCCCGCGAACTTCGCGCACTCGAACCCGCCGGCGCCTGCTACAAGGAAGATGCAAGTCGCGTCCGGGCCTTTGCCCAGGCCGCAACGATCGGCGGGGACATCGTCCGGCAACGGGATGATGTTGCCGCCTTCCTTCTTGCGTTTGAGCGCCGGGACTTGCGGGCCGTGGGGATTTGCGAAGACAGAAAAGCTATTGTCTTCGATCGAGGCGATGACTTCCCGGCCGTTCAGATTGCAAAGGATTGCTTCGCAGTAGGACAGGACATTCGTGAAGCCGAAAGCATGCCCGCGCCGCGCGAGGATGATGCCGGACCCGACCTCATCGAATTCAACATTCCAGTTCGACGCGACGTCAGCCTTCAGAACGAATTCGTCGGGCTTGCAGGGCATCGACGCAGCCGCATCTTTCAGGCGCCCGGCGACGGTCCAGAAGTCGCGCGACAGATCAAAGACCTTGTCGCCTCGTTCGATATTCCACGGCCGGCGCCAGCCCAAATATTCGAGGCGGCCTTCAATGACGATCTGCGTCATAGGATGACCGTCACTTTCTCCGCTGCGCGGGTGACGGCGGTATATAGCCAACGCCTTGCGTCTTCGCGGGCGATGTAGCTTTCGTCAAAGACGCAGACGTTGTTCCATTGGCTACCCTGGGCCTTATGGACGGTGATGGCGTACGCAAAATCGAAAGGCTGGTATTTCTTCTTCTCGCGCCAATCGAGATTATTTTCTTCGCCCTTCAGCCATGCGTGGTGCGTTGAAACCAGCTGCGGAACCTTGACCATGCCGGCATCGAGAGGCGAAACCTCCATGACGGTTTCGTCGTCCGTCTGCTTTCTAATCTTGTCAGTCCGCCAGATGCTCCCGTTGAGGAGGCCCTTTTCTTTGTCATTCTTCAGGCAGATGACCCGGTCATTCAGCATGAAATGCGGCTCGGTAAAGCCGAGCAGCGACCGAAGCCGACCGTTGTATTTCCGCCGGGTCTGGTTCTTCCCGACAAGGACCTGATCAGCGTCAAGGACGGTTTGCGCAGTCATGCCTTCGCGGGTCCTGACGACGCTTTCTCCGTACGTCCCGCGATCGAGGCGACCATCTTCGCGGACCATCATCGATAGGCGTATGATCGGGTTGTCCGCCGCCTGACGGTGGATTTCCGTCAGCATGAAGTCGGGCTCGCCTGACGTGAAATAGCCTGGGCCCTCGATCGGCGGCAACTGTTCGGGGTCGCCCAGGACGAGGATCTTCCGGCCGAACGACATCAGATCGCGGCCGAGTTCTTCGCCGACCATAGACACCTCGTCGATGACGATCAGGTCGGCGTCAGCGGCAGGGCTTTCGGGGTTGATGACGAAGCGCGGGACCGGCGAGTTCGGGTTGTCGATCTTGTAGATCAGCGAATGAATGGTGCTTGCGCCGTCGCAGCCCTTCGATTGAAGAACGAGCGCAGCCTTGCCGGTGAACGTTGCAAAACAGACGTCGCCGACGCTTTCGGCGAGCCACTTTGCAATGGTCGTCTTGCCGGTTCCGGCATATCCGGCGAGGTAGAAGAACTGCTTACCGCCGGGGTCTTTCCGCCATGCGTCGACCGCCTTGGCGGCCTGATCTTGTTGTGGGGCGAGCTTCATCGGCGGCGCCTTTCCAACTCATTTCCAACTCTGTGGACGTGCGAAATCATCTTCAAGGAGAATTCCTCGGTTTAATCAGGGGATAGCAACGCCGCGCACTTGACGCGGCGCGGCTGCTTAATCGCAGGGAACGCCGTCAGGATCGTCCGGGTCGATACCGAGGAACATCGCGGCTCGACGGGCTTCAGCGCTTTCGATCGGCGGGGTTGGGGACGGCGGCGGGGGCGGTTCACAGGCGACCGCGTCGGAGGCGGGCCAGCTAAGATAGACTTTCTCTGTCCTGGGAACCGACCGGAAGGCTTCCTTCGGTTCAAACACAATGACTGTATGGCCGAGATTATCCTCGGCCCACGCGCGGGCCTTTACGATCGCTTCGTCTTCGCGTTCAGCCAGGCCAACCGAGCGAACATCGTCGGCATCCCAAACCAGATAAAAGCGTGCTTTCTCAGCCATTGATCGGCTCCTTCTGATTGGCCGGGACGTCGCCAACGACTACGCTGACAAGGACGCCGAGCGCCTGGGCGATCCGCACAAGCTGCGCAGCCGACAGGGTCGATGAACTGTTCTCGATCCGGCTGATGAAATGACTTGTCAAACTGGTCGCCTTGGCGAGCGCTTCGACGTCCATCTTCTTCGACAGGCGCAGCGCGCGAACGCGTACTGCGATGGTCTTGTTGATATCGCCGTCAGCCTGCATCAGAGGGCGCCCCGCTTATCGAGATGGAACTTGGCAGAGTGGCGCGTGTCCCGATCGAGATCAGCATTGTCGACCATCCATCGGAGGTAATCGGTCGGGACCTCTTCGTAAGTCTTGCCACGATGCTTGTTGCCGAAGCGCAAGACTTTTTGCAGGATCGGGCCGTTCGTCCATTCGATCATGTCGGATAGCGAGGCGCCTTCGTTGATGATCGTTGCGAGCAGATGCGCGGTCACATAGCTATCCGGCCCGGCTTCATGCGCCGGTGTCGCTAGATCGCGGTCGACCGGCAGCTTCAGCAAGTAGCGAAGGAACTGGTTACTATGGCGCTCCGCGTCCGGCCAAACGACTTTCGCGGCCTTCAAGGTGCATATGAACGGCTTCCCGTAACCGGTGAAGTAATGGCCGTCATGCTCCTTGTTATGGCAGGCGAAGGCGTCGGCGCCATCGACAAGAAGCATCAGCGCCGCGTCAGGCGACATAGCATCCTTGACGTCGTCCTCTTCGATGTGATGGGTCGCCTTGGCGCCGATATCGATCCGCAGCTTCGGGTTAGCCCGGAACGGATTGCAGAAGACCTGCATCGGGTCTTTGATGACGGTCGCGGTCCCCGCACGGTCGTTGTATTCAACATCGGTCCAGCCGAGTTGAATGATGGCGGATGGCTTCCCCTCTTCGGGGAAGCCGGTCGTCTCTACGTCGAATGTTCTAATGATCATAGCAAAACCCGTCCTATACTGGCGGACTGATCGGCATCCGGCGTGAACATGTCGGCGGCGGCGATCTCGACGAGTTTCGTCTTGGCGTCAGCCGCTTTCTTGCGGGCGCTTGTCAGCGCCGAGCGGATGACGAGCTCATAACCGCGCGTCCCCATTTCTTCGTCGATTAGCGCCGGGATGACGACATCGCCGGCGTCTGTCGACATGCGCAGCCGGAAGGACCCGCCGTTCTTTTCGAACGCTTCCAGAGCCGCGACGCGGGTTTCGGCTGCTCGCCATTCGTTCAGGGCGCTTTCGTAGGTTGCGAAGACGGCGGTCATGCTTCACCGCCTTTCTCTTCCTCGGCCTTTGTCGCGTCGTAAGCGGCAAGCCAAGCATTAGCGAGGGCGGGAACGTCGCGGTATTCGCCGGGGACAGCTTTGCGGCTCATGCCGCGATGGTAGGCTTCGCCGCCGCGATCCTTGGCGGCTTCGATCTCGTCACCGGACGGTTCGCGCGGGGCGTCAATCTTGCCCTTTCCTTCGGCGGGCTTCTTGTCGCCGCCGGACTGCGAGGGAAGATCGCCGGGGAAGGGGGCGTCGTCCTGGCTATCCGTTGGACCCGGCGCGGCGTCGCCCTTCGGCTGATCTGCTTCCTTCCCCTTGGTGTTGCCACCCTTTTTCCCGTCGCCTTCCTTTGGCTTGTCGCCCCCGTCAGCAACATCGTTAAGCTTGCCTTTCAGGTCCTTCTTCTCGCCGCCGGCATTGCCCGTCACAGCGCCGCCGAACATTTCTTCGACCGTAGCTTCGCCAGACTTCAGGGCGGCGTGCATGCCGATCAGGACGGGCATGTGTTCGATCATGATATCGTCGATGCCGCCTAGGTCGATCGATGCGACAACCTGATCGGGCTTCACGCCAAAGGCGGCAAAGGCTTTCAAGATATTGTCGCGGCGTTCTCGGAGGGTCTTAACATCGCCCTTGATCGTGGCGAGCGCGGCGTCGTGCGCCTTGCGCCAGACCGCTTTCGGAACGCCGCCAAGGATCGCGTTGCGCTTGGCGATCGAACACGCGGCGTTGCCGGTGACGATGATCATATCGTCGTCGTAGAGCTTGCCATTCGATTTCACGATCCGGCGGCGAACTCGCGCCGTTGTGGCGGTGTTCGTCTCAAGATCATGGAAAACGCCTTCGGCTTCGACGTACTTCTCGGCACGGTCGACATGCACGACGCGGGCGCCGACGCGGCAATTTCCCCATTGCCCGGCAACGATCTCGGCCAGACGGATCGACGGGCCGGTGATCGACTTTCCCCCTCGGGGTAGGGCGTAGTTGCATTCTTCGGCTGACTGCTCATCAAGCGTGACAAGTGAAAGGACGTTCTTCGTCGCCTTACTTATCGAGCGCGGGAAGGCATGCGCCGTCGAGATCTGCTGGTCGATCTCGGCCTTCGTCAGGCCGATCGCAAGCGACATCTGTTCAGTGGTAAGAGCGGTTCCGGTCTCTACGATCTCGCCGTCTTCTGTGATTGTTTCAGGCATTTCGGTTTCCTGTTTGTTGACGTTGAAAGGGGGGCCGGGGGTTCGCTGCGGCAGGCTGATCCGCTGCTACCGCCCCGGCCGTCCGACGCCGGCCGTTGGCCGTGGGGTTCGCCGGACTAGAAGCTTTCAGGCCAGGCGCCGGCGGGCGCCGGTTCCAGGCGCTTCTTGGCCGGCTTTCCTTCCGGCTTTTCCTTCGCGTAGTGGACGGCGGCTTCCGGCAGCATCCCGATCCGATGAAGCTCGCGCATGATCAGCAGCGCGCCGTGGGCGTCGTCGACGGCGCCGTGGGCCTTGAATTGGGCTGGCTTGACCTTGAAGTAATCGAGCGCTTCGGTCAGGTTCGGGAACTTCAGGCCCTTGCCGTTCGGACGCGGTATGCGGCAAATTCCGGTCAGCGGGCGCATGACGCAGATGTTTTTCGTCCGATCAAACAGATCGTCGCGGCCGGCACGTCGAAGCTCGCCGCGCATGATCTTGCAATCATACTGCGCATTGAAGGCAACTACGATCAGGCCGCGCTCGATCTCGTCGACATAGGCGTCAAGCGCGACGCTGATATCGGCGCCGTTCGCACGAAGGAAGTCATCGGTCAGGCCGTTGACAGCGCCGGCGCTATTCGGCCCCTGCGGCATCGACCAGCCATCGGGGCGAACGTAGACGTCCTGGCGATCGACTTCCTTCAGATCCTCGTCAGCCCAAATCATGGACAGGTGCGCAAGGCGCGGCTGACCCGGCGCGTCAGCGGGCAAACTGAAGTCATGGAGGCCGGTCGTTTCGGTATCGATGACAAGATACTTCATGTCAGATTTCCTTTTAATCGTTGGAAATTGTTAGGAAAGTTGGAATAAAACCAACTTTGAAGGCAAAAAAATATCAGCGCCGGAAGGTCGCTTTGACTTCCTCCTTGAAATGAACGCCCGGAAGTTGCGAAGCGCCTTTGTGGATCTTGACGTAAGCCTTGAGGGCGGTTTCAACCTCGGCGCGTTTGAAGTAGGGCCGCAAGCGATCGAGAGGAATATTCTCGTAATCGGTGATGTCGAAGGTCCAATCCTTCTTTGCGCCGGCGGTTACGCCGGTCTCGGTCTTGACCTTCGAAAAGTCGTTCGCCGCTACGCTTGCCCGCGCTTCGGCTTCGTCTGCCTTAGCGGCGATCTCATCGGCCGCGTCTTCCTTTTTCGCGGCTGTCGCAGGGCGTTTAGCTGCTTCCGCCTGCTGGCGAAGACGCTCTTCTTCCGCTCGAAGGGCCGCCGCTTCTTCGGCGGCTGCCCGCGCTGCGTCTGCCGCCTTCTTGCGTTGGAACGCGGAGGCGAGGTCGGTAAAGACGGAAGTGATCCGGTCGAGCCGCTCGGTGTACTGCTTAAAGAAGCCGTCGACCTTCCGGCCGCCGGTCAGGTAAGGTTCCTTTTCTTCGACCCGCTTCGCGTCCAGGCGCTTCGAAAGCCCCATCACGTCGGTGACAAGTTCGCCGACCTTTCCGAGGTCATCGTCGTCTTTGATCTCGCGCGGCGTACCGTTCGCGCGAATGATCATCTTGTCGAATTCCGAAACGATGTCCTTGTGGGTGTCGCCGAGGACTTCTTCCAAGGGCGGATTATTGCCGCCGATGACGGCGCGTTCGTTTATATCTTCCGTCGCTTCCATCAAAATTCCTTCCCGAACGGAGCTCTAGTTTCACGGCGCTGCAACCGGCCTATTCCGGCTGCGGCACCCGTAGGACGCGGAAGGACGTTGCCCGTCCGTCAGGTCCAAATTTCCGTTGCGTCTTCCATGTGATCCGCTCGCCGCCCTTCAGGTAGGCGATCGTCGCGCCCTTCATCAGCGCCTTTATTTCCGCGTCGGTTTTGGCAAGCGTCTTCTCGTCTTCGCCGATCCGCGTCTTCAGCATCCACCGCGCCCCGATCAGATCGGGGATGCGGTCATTCTGCGACAGGTCGATTTCTTCGCCTTGGTCGACAGCATAGACCGCGTCTATCGCGTCGGCGTCGCGGGCGAAGTCAGGCGCCGGTTCTTCGCCGCGCTCGATCATGTCCCAAAAGGCGAGGCTTTCGCGCTTTATCCGATCGACGACGCCGGGGATCAGCGGCACGTTGATGATCGGCAAGTCGATCCCATGCCCGACGACAAGCGGCGCGACAGCGGCCCAGGATGACCCCGTCATGTAGGCTTCAAGGATCGCCTGGATCGCGATCCATAGCGGCGGTTCCGGCAGGTCGCCATCACCGAGCCACTTGCGCCGATACGCCGACCGCTCGACGCTCTTGATCTGAACGATCCCTGGGCCGCGATCGGGGTCTTCGGCGAAGACGTCAGGCGTCGCGCCGATGCGGAATTCAGGATCTCGAAGATAGATCGTGCCGCGCCCGGTATTATGATGGATCGACCAAGTCGGCCGAAGTTCCCGAAGCAATTGGACAGCGACAGGTTCAAGGAGCCGGCCCCGCTTGATCGCGGGGCTTTCTTCTACATCGTCCACAAGACGACCGGATTTCGCCGCCCACAGTTCGAAGCGCGTCGTAAACTCGTGAACGCCGATCAGGGCGCCGGCAACTGACGCGGTGATGTCCCGCGCCCTGAGTTTATGCCATGCCGCATTATTGCGGGGGTTGAACCGGTCGATCATGCGCGCACCTTGCATATGCCGCACTCGCCGGGGACATACATCGACCTGATAGCGTGGACGGCAGCGATCCTCGTTTCGCCCCCGACGCCTCCCACGTGACAGATGCCGATCGCAACCGTACAGGCGATCAAAAATTTACTGGCTACGGTTGTTGTTTTCGCTAACACAATCGCGCAAGTCATGAGGTGGGCGACCGAAGATGCTCCAAAACGGAGCGATAAAAGGGTTGAGGCGACGGCGTTGCTGTCGTTCAAATTAACGTTTTTTTCGAGAAGTCCCTCTGCCATCTGATGAACGATGACAGACTTCACGTGTTTTGCCGTATCCTCATCGGCGTATTCAATTTCCATTTTTTTAGGCCCCGACAGTACTTAGTTGTGAAGTTACGCCGTTATATTTGACCATCGGATGCCGGCAAACGCATCGATGTTTACGGCCGGGTCAGTATTCCCGGCCGAATGGTAGATCAGACGATAACCTTATCGAGGATACGCCGCGCCTCTTGTTCCATTTCGACACGCGTGTCGCTGTTGGCTTCCTTTTGCGAGACGCGGGTAATTCCCTGCGCGAAGTCCCAGGCAGTCCTCGCCGGACGGCCTTCATGTTCTTCGACGCTTTCGAAGATCTCCAAAGCCTTCTTGCGGCTGAAGTTTCGGCCTGCGAGGAATTCGAGCGCTTCATCCTGATCGCTTGCGAGCTTTGCGGCCTTGGCCCGCTCAACGCCATCGATCAGCTTTGTCGTACTGCCCTCGGCGAAAGATCGAAGTGCCGGGCGGGCTTCTTCGATGAAACGGCTCGGGGCGTATTTGCTGTGGCGCATCGTGATTTCTTGGAAACATTCGACGCCCCACATGATGCGGTTGCAGCAAACGGCGCGAAGATAGAAGGCCGCAAGGCGCAGCGAACCCGACCCAACTTCTGAGTTGCTGATGTAGAAGCCCCGAAACATCAGGTCTGGGTTGCCGTCCGGCAGCTTCCCGATTTCGATCGGGTTAAGATCATCGACGAGAAAGATGAAGACGTCCCGGTCGCTTGCATAGAGGGAGGTCGTATCGGCAGTAACCGGCGCAAGGGGGTCGTATTCCATCGTCCGCCAATCGAGAACACCGGGAACCTTCCAGCGCGTGTCGCCGACACCATTCCCGGCGACTTGCTGAACAGCCGCAACGACTTCCTTGTCGAAAATTCGGCCATAGTCGGGGCCGGTCGCGGCGAGAAGACTGCCGCCGTCCGCGTAAAGCTTTACCTGTTCGCCTTCCCGATTGTAGCGAAGCCCGTAGGACAGCGCGTCGGATACGATCTGAGAAGGCAAGGTCCGGTAGTGGCCGGCCGGCGCCTTTGCGAGACCGCAAATCTGCCCAAACGACCAATGGCTCGGGGATGCCGTCGACCCATCCGGCAGGCCGACCCAAAGATCATGAGTTTCGGCCATCGTCTTAGGCTGTTCGGGCGCGAAGAATTCGATCTTTTTCGTGTTGACGATGTCTTCGCGGCAGCGGTCAGCGCGGGTAGAGACAGCGTCATGAAGTTCATTCAGGGATAGAAATTTCTGATCTGCGGGGCGCGAAAGCCACTGGCGGCTTAGGTCAGTGCGGGTTTCGCCGCGTTCAAAATTTCCAACTTTGCGGGCGGCGGCGGGGGAATTCATACTATCTCCGATCGATAATTATTGAGGCATCATCAAAGTTGATTAACTGTACGTAGTAGGATTTAATCCAACAGCGTTAACGCGTCAATCCAACTTTTTCAGAATATTTTTGCGATCTGGATGGGAAATAGTGGGAAATCCGGGCACAAAAATGCGCGCTCTCGGGCGCGCTCGCGGATCATATTAGGAAAACAAGGGGATAGGCTTACCCCAAAAGGGTAAGCCGTATATCCCCGTTAAGGATTAATTATTTTAATCCCCGTGCGCGTACGCACGAAAGGTTCCCCGATCATACCGGGAGACCGAAGACGCGTATCGAGCGGAGGATCAAGCCGACGATGACGATGTCGTCAGCCACAGCAAGCGGCGCCATTTCCCCGCGAGCCGGCTTTGCGCTAAGGCGCAAGCCCTCGCGGCTCTCTTCGACTATCCGCGCCGTCAGTTCATAGAGCCCGGATCCGCTATCATGGCGGACGAGAACAACGTCGCCGTCGTGGATCACCCGACCGGCCTGTTCTAATGCTTCCAATTTGACGATGCATATTAGAGACCCGTCGTTGATACCTATGCCCGCCGCGTGATCGCCGCGAACGACGTATGCCTCTTGATCGTCGGCCGGATACCGGGGATCAGGATTGAGAGGGAGGGGACCAAAGTCGGGAAGCGCGTAATCGACCGGACGCCACGCGTCGGCCTCGCAGACACCAGCCAATCGCAAATTGTGCTCCAATCTATCTGGATATTCCCGTCCAATCAGACGCGGTTTGTCCTGGCGGCCCAGCAAATAATCGGGGTCGCATTGCAGAGCGCGCGCCGCGTCCTGCAATTTGCTTTCGCGGATGGTATGTTTTTTCTCGATTAATAAATCATTGAAATAGGAACGCTCGAACCCTGCGATCCGAGCCGCTTCAAATGGATTAAGTCCGAGGTCATCGAGCCGTGCTCGAACTCGGTTTCTGATCAAATCGCCCATTATTTACCCCATACAGTTTGGCGGCGAAAAGTTGAGTACAATAGAAATATATCCAACTTTTTGAAAAGTTCCAGCGTAATAAAATTTTACACACTCCCCTTGCCGTTGGAAATAATCCAACTTAGGTTAGCGGGGCTATGACATACCTATCGTTATTCCGAAAAAACCTTGCGGCCCTCAGTTCCGCCCTTGCCGATGCAGCGAACGTTTCGCCAAGCTCGATAGGGAAGTACGTGGCCCGCGATCCGAAATTTTTCGCCAGTTGCCAGGAAAAGGATATCCGGGCGGGGACCTATGATTTTATCCTCGCTCGCTTTTCCGCGCTTTGGCCCGATCATCTGCCGTGGCCTGACGGCGTCGACCGTCCGGCCGCGTCCCCCATCGAACCCGAAACACTCGACTGGTTCTTGCCGAGGCTGAAGCCGCGCGAGAAGGCCGACCAACTGCCGAGCGATTGGCCGAAGGGACAGCCGTGGCCGGACGACATCGAAATACCGGAGAATGCCAATGGCTAAGAAGATCAAGCAGACGGCGTCAGCCGCATCCGGCGGCGTCCCCGCTGAAGACCTAAAGCGCGTGGTCAAGGAATTTCATCGCCAGACCGCACAGGCTGCCGAATACAACGGTCGCGCCGGTCAGGCGATCAAGACCATCATCGACAATCACAATCTCGATCGGAAGGCGTTCCGTTTCGCCCTCGGCCTTTCCAAGATGGAAGAGACGAAGCGTCAGGCAACCTTGCGCGCGCTGATCGACTACGCCCACAAGCTCGAAATGTTCGATGCTGTAGACGCATTCGACGACATCGTTTCGCGGATGGAGCAAATCTCCGAAGAAATCCGCTCGCGTTCCGACAAGCCCGGCAAGACCGACAGCGTCGTTTCCGCCGTTCTCAACTAGTCGTTTCAGCCGCCGGGCGCCGCGATAGGCGCCCGGTTTTTTTACCGATCGGCGCAACCGGGTTTTGCTTCGCGCCATCAGGGGCCGGTCCTCAAATCAAGCGATAAAGCAAGAAGAGTACCGCTCCCCACATCGTTCATAGGGGACCTATAATGCTGCGCTTAGCTATTACGACCACCATCCCGTCGAAAAAAGGGACCGGGATGATTTGGTTCGTTCTCGAAACTGATCTCAATGACATGGTCGACGTCCACAACCGTCTTGTAACGGACGGCTGCATTCGCGGCACCAAAGTTATGACGGCGGACGGCGTCGACGGCGATCGCGTTGTTACCGCTCGCGAGCCGTTCATCATTGGCAAGGGCGCCGTTGGAACGATCGCGCCTTGTCATTTCAATTACCGCGAGGTCGCGTAACGTGGCCGGATCTATCCTTTTCCTTGACCTTGCAACTAAGTCCGGCTTCGCCGATGGCGAGCCAGGCAAGAAGCCGTACTTCGGATCGATGCGCTTCGCCCCCGAAGGGGCGGGCAGCGGCGCCATCTTCGGCGGCTGCTTCAAATGGATCGCCGAGCGGTGCCAAACCTTCAAGCCGAAGACGATCGTCTATGAGGCGCCGCTTGACCCGCGCCACGTGGGGCCGAAGACGACGCGCGACACGGCTATGCGCCTGATAGGGCTGCCGGCCGTCGTCGAAGCTGCCGCTTATCTCTGCGGCGTGTGGGATGTTCGCGAAGCCCGCGCCGACGATGTCCGTCTATTCCTGCTTGGGATGCGCCCGAAGAAGGACGAGGCGAAGCGCCTGGTCATGGCGAAGCTACGCGCGCTTGGCTACGACGTCGACGGCCCCGACGCCGCAGATGCCCTTGCTGGTTGGCTTTACGCTTGCAGCATCATCGCGCCCGGCGTTGCCCGCGATACGACGTCGCTGTTCGGCGAGATCCGCACCGAAGCAATGAAGTCGGGGGCGCCGTTCTGATGCGCGTTTCCGACGTTCAAAGGCGCCTTCGCCAGCTATCCGACGACCGAAATATTCCTGAACTTTCCGAGCTTGCTGACCATCTATCGCGCCGCCGCCCTGATCGGGTGGCGCCGATCAAGTCCGCAACCATGACGGACAGCTTGCGGCGGGACATCCGGGCCTATGCGGCGGCGAACCCGACCGCGTCGCAGATGGAAATCGGCCGGAAATTCAACGTCAATCCGGGGCGCATCTCGGAAGCGCTGCGCGGCGTACGGCAATGACGGGTCAGCGGAAGCGCGCCGGCCTCATGGAGATGGCCGTCCTTATCGGCGACGAAGCCCGGCGCATCCGCTTCACCCAAAATGCGCTTGTAAAGGCTGGCATCAACAAAGCGCCGACGCCTAGCGAAATCCGCCGCGCCGAAGTTTTCGAAGATGCCGAACGACTGATCTACGCGATCCAACCGGTTCGCGATCAGGTCCACAAAATCCTTGCCCCCGTCATCGCCGCCATGGCCACGGCCGACAATTTCCCAAGAACGGAACCGGAGCCGCCCGCCCCGGAGCCAGACGACGCAGAACAATCAATTGACTGAGGATATCTATGACATCGACCGGGGGCGGCGACCAATTCGCAAGCATGGCGGGCGCGGTTGCGCAGGAACTTCTAGGGGAACCTAACAGGAAGCTATCGTCGAATGCCGAGCTCCGCTTTGGTAACAAGGGTTCGATATCGGTCGACTTAGTCAAGGGTACTTGGTTCGAGCACGGAACTGATGTCGGCGGCGGCGTTCTCGCCCTGATCGAGCGCGAGACGGGACGCAAGGGCCGTGATGCGGTCGAGTGGCTGCGCGATCATGGTTTCCATGTCGAAGACGACGGGCGCAGCCAGCGGCCGGCGCAACGCGACAGCAATCGCAACTATCGCCCGGACAATGACGGCAGCGATCGTCAGGACAACGGCGACGGCCCTCCCTTCCGCGAAACGAAGACCTGGGATTATCACGACGAAGCCGGCAAGCTTCTGTTTCAGGTCGTTCGCATGGAGAACGGCCTTATCGGCAAGGACGGCAAGCCGGAAAAGACCTATCGCCAGCGGCAACCCGATCAATCGAAGCCCGGCGGATGGAATTGGTCGACGAAGGGCGTTCGCCAAGTCCCCTACCGCCTTGCCGATCTTATCGAGGCAGTCGGTCAGGATCTCGTCGTTTTCGTCGTCGAAGGGGAGAAAGCGGCCGATCGGTTGCTTGATGAAGGCGTCCCCGCGACGACCAATGCGCGCGGCGCCGGCAAATGGGTCGAAGAACTGAACGCGTTCTTCAAGGGCGCCCGCGTCGTTGTCCTGGCCGATGACGACCCGCAGGCGAAGAATGCTAAGACCAACGAATTGAAGTTCCACGACGACGGGCGGCCGGTCTTCGTCGGTATCGACCACGCGAACGACGTCGCCCGGAACATAGACGGCATCGCCAAGGATGTTCGCGTCGTCCAACTGACCGACGTCAAAAAGAAAGAAGACGTCGTCGACTGGCTCGATCAAGGCGGTACGGTCGAGAAGCTTTATGAGATCGCCGCCAAGGCGCCGCGTTACGAGAAGGAGCCATATCGATCGAAGTTCAGGGCCGTCACATGGTCCAATCTCGACGCGCCTGGCCCGGAGCATGAATGGCTGATCAAAGGCATCCTGACGCGTGGCGAAATGGGCATGACGGCCGGGCCAAGCCAAAGCGGGAAATCTTTCCTTGTTCTCGACATGGCCCTTGCGATTGCTCGCGGGAACGACTGGTTCGGCCGTCGCGTCCGTCACGGCGGCGTCGTTTATCAAGCCGGCGAAGGTCAGAAGGGATTGAAGAAGCGGATAAGGGCTTACCGCAACTTTAATAGCCTGACGACCGAAGACGATCTTCCGTTCGTTCTCCTGCCATCGCGCATTGATCTCTACAGCAACAACGATCTAACCGAAGAATTCATCGCTGAAGTCAATCATTGGGCTTCAACCTTCCCAGTCCCGCTCGAACTGGTCGTAATCGATACCTGGGCGACGGCGACGACCGGCGCTAACGAGAACGACGGCAAGGACGTTTCCGTCATCCTTGAACGCTGCGCCCGCATATCGCAGGCGACGAAGGCGGCGGTTCTTCTTGTCCACCACATGAACGCCGAGGGCGCCAAGGTTCGCGGTCATACATCGATACTTGCGAACCTCGAAAACGTTCTGCTCGTCCGTCAGGTCGATGGGCTGCATGACGGCGACAACCGGCAGATACGCGAGGCGGTCGTCAGTAAGAACAAGGACGGTGAAGGCGGTCAATCATTCCGTTTCGTCCTGAAGTCCGTAAAGATCGGGGTCGACGAAGATCTCGAACCTGTCACGTCCTGCGTCGTGGCCAGGACGAACGGCGACGGCAGCGACGCACCGGTCCCCGAGCGGGCTCAGATCAGCGACGCCGACGCCATGCTGATCCGCGCGATCGAGAAGGCGGTAACAGACGGCGGGACGAAGCCGCCGGCCGGGACCGGCCTTCCGCAACACTTGCGCGTCGTTGAATGGAAACAGGTCATGAAGGCGTACGACAGCATCGCTTTCGACGCCGACGAGACGGAAAACGAAACACCCGAAGCCCGAGAAAAGCGCCTGGCTGCCCGCCGGCAAGCGCTGAAGCGCAGCGGCGAACGTCTTGTCCGCAAGGGTCTTATTGCCCGCGAAAACCCCTGGGTATGGCTGACCGGCAAAGCGATCAAAGGCTACAGGCGCCAGACCGATAACCCACCCCCTGACGATCCGCCTGAAGACAATCGGCCGGCAAGCGCCGCGCTGAATGACGGATTGCCGGAAATGTGGGGGGATGACGAATGATGCATCAAATCGAGGATGATGTCTGGACGCCGAAGATTGTCGGCGACTGCCTGATCGATGCGATCAAATGGGCGCAGCACGCCGCAGGTCGGACAGGGCCGGCCGGGGTCAGATCAGGCATGCCAAGCCTCGCGCTGTCGTCTGACGAACGGGCGTTTGAAGAATGGCCGTCGCTCGCCGAGATTGAAGAATTCGAAGAACCGAAGGTCACGCGACGATCGCTGTCGCCCGCCAAGGTCTCGCAGATGGAGCGTATCCTTGCGTGGCCGTCGCAATACCTCGTCGACTTCAACAAAGACGACAATCCGGTTTCCTGGGCGGTCTTCCGCGCGTGGGTCCGCTGCAAGCTGACCAAAGGCGTCAGCTTTGAAGAATGCTGCAAGGTCAACGGGTGGAGCCGGGCTTCTGCCTATCGGTTGCGCGATCACGTGCTTTCGAAGATCGCGATCGGCCTGACGAACGATGGAATTTATAGGGGCAAGCATTGAGCAATACATCGATTTTCATTCGACGCGCCGGCATGTCGACGATGCAAGTCCGCGTCTTTCGCCGCCGGCCTTGGCAGATGCGGGCAGCGCGGGGGATGCGCCGGGCCGGCCATCCCGTCCATGTCGTTTGCTACTCGCTTGGCATCAAGCGCGATCGCCTGACGGCAGCGATCGGTCCGCACGCGTTCTTCAAGTTCTAGGGCAGCGACCATGTTGCGCGAAAACGAAGTAATGCGGGTTCTGGTCGCATGCGAAAAGTCTGGCATCGTCCGCAGGGCGTTCGCCGCTCTTGGTCATGATGCCTGGTCTTGTGACATTCTGCCGAGCGAGGACAGAAGCAACAAACATATCGTCGGCGACGCCCGCGATTACCTATCTGACGGATGGGATTTGCTGATCGTCGCCCATCCGCCTTGCACGCGCCTATGCAATTCCGGTGTGCGCTGGCTATCGGTTCCGCCGCCGGGGAAGACGTCCGACCAGATGCATGCCGAGTTGCGCGAAGGCGCTGCGCTGTTTTCTGCGTTCTGGAACGCGCCGATCATGCGCATCTGTGTCGAAAACCCGGTCATGCATCGTCACGCGAAGGCGCTGATCAAGAACTATCGAGAGCCGACGCAGTCGGTTCAGCCGTGGCAGTTCGGGCACGGGGAAACGAAACGCACTTGCCTGTGGCTGAAGAACCTCCCGCCATTGGCGCCGACGAAGATCGTCGAAGGCCGCGAAGCCAAGGTTCACCGTCATAGCGGGTGGGGGAAGGCGGCCAAAGAGCGGGCAGTGAACCGTTCGCGGTTCTATCCAGGCATCGCCGATGCAATGGCCGAACAATGGGGACGGCATCATCAGCCGGACCTTTTCGAGAAGATTGCCTGATGCGGTCAGGGCGGCCGCATTCATTTTTCAAGTTGTAAGTATGGAGACATCGAGCAATGGTCGACCCAGCAGGCATCGAACATATCGAGACGTTCGGAGAAGGGGACATTGTGCCGGAGTGGTTAATCACCATCGACCCGGCCAAGGCGCAGACCGAAAAACTTGAACTGCGGTTCTCATGCGCAATTGCAGTAGTAAAAGCTTGGGGTGAATTCTGGTTGATCCCTGCGGAAACCGCGACGCGAAGCTTAATAAAGGGGAATGGATATGGCGGGGATTACAGTATCCGGGCGACGGAAATCCCGCTTGTTATGCCATTGAGATTTCAAATTATGGGGCGCCCTGGCGGCGTAACAATGACCCTTTGAGCGAGTGTCAGATCGTATGAAATAGTATCTTCTTTGAGGGTTAGATGATTTAATTGCAGCATGGCCAAAGCCCCGCGAAAGACTTCAAAACCGCTGCTTCAGGACGACAAGCCGTTGCGCGGCGCCGTCCGAAAGCCGCGCGACCCACATCAACCGAGACTTCCTTTCGATCCCATGCCCGCCCGGATCGATCCTTGCCTTGCTGCGCTTGCAGCAAAGCCGCCGAAGGGCGATCAGTGGTCGTTCGAAGTAAAATGGGATGGCTACCGCCTGGCTGTTCACATCGAGCCTACAGGCGTTCACATCCTGACGAGGGGCGGTCATGATTGGACAGACCGTTTCCCGGCGATTGCCAGATCGGCCCGAGCCATCGGCGGCACAGCGATCATTGACGGCGAAGCGGTAGTCCTCGACGAGCAGGGCCGGCCAGATTTCGGCGCGTTACAGCAAGCCCTCGGCGGTCGCGGCGGAAAGCGAAGCGCGGACTTTGCGGTCCTATATGCCTTCGACCTTCTTTATTTCGACGGTCATGACCTGCGAAACATGGAGCTCCATGAACGCCGGGAACTTCTTGCGGCTGTCATTAAGGCCGGGGATGAAGCCATACGCCTATCGGAAGATGTCGACGCCGATGGCGACCTTCTTCTCGCGGCGGCTTGCGAGCATGGTCTTGAAGGCATCATCGCAAAGCGCAAAGACAGACCGTATCGATCCGGTCGCCTGGGCGATTGGTTGAAAATCAAATGCATCCAAAGCGACAGTTTCTTCATCGTCGGATATGAGCCGTCGTCGGCCGGCTTCGGCGGGGTCGGTCGGCTATTGCTCGCGGCTCGAAAGGGCGATGATCTTGTTTACGTCGGCGGCGTCGGTACGGGGCTAAATGAGCGGTCGGCGGCTGAACTGCGCGACATGATGTCGAGGCTGATAATAAAGAAGCCGTCGATCGGGATTAAGCGGTCAGGTGCGGTCTTCATCCAGCCGACGTTGATAGCCGAAATCAAATATCGGGGTTGGACGAACGACGGGAAGCTTCGCCATTCGTCCTATAAGGGGCTTCGCGAAGCCCAGGACAATGCAGCGGTTCTTGACGTCGACAGCATCGAAGACTTCAGGAAAAAATGAAGAGCCCGCCTATTTGGCGGGCTCTGTAACTTCTACGACGATCTTGCATCCGATCGCCTGGGCTAAAAAGACGACGTCAAGCATCGTCGGCAAATGTCGCCCGCTCTTCCAACGCGACACGCAAACATCTGTCCTGTCGACCCGGCGGGCTAATTCGTTCATTGCGATGCCCTTTTGATGGGCGATCGTGAAGAGTTCCCGCAGGATAGGGTCGGCGGTTCTAATGGCGTTGCGGCCGCGCGGTTCCGGCCCGCGCGCTCTAGAACGTGGCATCAGGCTATTCCTTGTTGGGCTCGCCTGGTATGGAGGCTAGAAGCTTCGGGTGCCAATGATTGCGCTCTTTGGCGTTCCAGACGCGAGGCGCGCTGCAACTGCCGCCAGCAGATAGATAGGCCGGAGAGCAAGGCTCCCACTGATCAGGATCTATCACGCGCATTGCGTCGGCATCCGGCTCGGCCACCGGCTCTTGCACTGCTGCGGGTTGTGGGGAGGCGTAGACAAGAGCGGAGCGGTCTTCGTCCGTGACCCTCGTCACCGTTTTCCCTTCAGCTTCCCACCTTTCCTTGTTGAAATAGCTGGACGTATACGCGGGAACGCCCTTGATCTCCGTGCGCCACCAAGTGCTTTTGTTGTGAGCCGCCACCGGCTCCTGCGCCACCGTACCGGCTGGGCCTATGGCTTCGGCCGCTTCCGCAATCGTCCCGAACCTGCCATCTTCGAATTCGTCGGGGAAACGCCCGTAAAGCTTTCCGCCGTCCTCGGCTTGATAGACCGTGATCTTTGTCCCTTCGAAGATCCGAGAATACGGCCATTGTTGGAGGACATCATGGTCGGGCTTGGCAAGCTGAAATTCAAGTTCGCCGAGAACCTTGTAGAACGTGCCGCGCTTCAGATGCTTGACGCGCCGGAAGCTATCGAGCTTGGCGACTAGTTCTCGTTCGCGGCCGACGAGATAGTCGACCCGATCACGAAGGGCTCGGTTCTCGATGGTCAATTCATCGACTTCGTCCTGGCGAAAGCGATGGCTTTCGGATTTAGCGAAGACGGCTTCGACGCCTGCGACGATCAATGTTGTTTCTTCATGCGGCGATCGCGCCCTATTCCGCGCGTCGACGACGGCTTGCATAAGCCGCGCCGAGATATCATGTGTCTGCATAGTCCGTTCCTACGGGCGGGATTGCCCGCCTATGCGGCCCACAGGCGGCCGAATAGGTTGACAATCTATGCGAATGGGGGCGTTCCCCGTCTGCGGATCTCGCGCTAGGGTGACGGCCACTAAAAGATAACGGGGGTTTGAATGCGCCTGATCTATATCGCGGCTTTCGCCGCCGTCGTCGCAACGCCGGCGATCGCACAGGACATGGATGCTTTCCAGCAAGCGGCGACGATGCTTGTCGCCAACGAACGATGCGGCGACGTCTTCCCGAAAGACATCGCGAACGGCCTGATCCTGACGACGTCGATGAAAACGGGGACGAACCTTTACGAGAATAGCGAAAAGGTTTCGAAGATCGCCGACAACATCCGCGCGCATCTGACGGCAGAACGTCAGCAAGAATTCTGCGATTGGACGAAGGCGGCAGCCGCGACGATGGGGAAGTGACCAAGTCAATTCTTCGCCTCCGCAAGCTGCGCATGCCATTCGATCATGCGGGCGACACACGGGTCGCCGGGCGCGAAGCTTTCCAGCAGGACGGCTTGCCTATGGAGGATATCGATCTGCGCCGAGCGATCGCGCTGGCGGCGCACAACCATTGCAAGGAAGGTCATATGATCGTCGTCCTTCGGCCCGCATGAACCGCCCGGCGGGATGACCGGCCGATCTTGCGCGGCCGGGTCGTTCAAGTAATCGACGATCGTCGGGTACATCGGCCGGGTCACGAGGCGACCTCGTCCTGATCTTGAAGCGCCTTCAGGAAGAGGGGGCAAGTTTCCTCGACCTGACGGCCCTTGCTGATTGATAACCCCGTTTCCTCGTTCAGGATGGCAAGGGCATCGATCAGGCGCGCGCCATTTATCCGCGCATACAGAGCAGGGCGCTTCTTCTCGATATAACTCTTAAGGGCGGTTAGGTTCGGGCCATGAATTGTCTTGTTTGTCATTGAATAGCTCCTAATAAATCCCGCCAAATCCAGACGGAATACGGTTCCCCAACTGTCGCCAGCGCAAAGCTGATGTAGGCGACAAGAACAAAGGTGGCGGACAGCCCGACCACCAAATCTAAGGCGCTTCTGCTCATTGCAGCGCCGCCCAAATAATCAGACAGGCGCCGCCGAGAAATGCGATCGCCCCCGCGATTTCAACCACCGTCCGCGCGAAGATCTCGGCGGGCGTCTCTTTCAGTTCAGCCGGCGTTATGAGCTTCCGCCGGGCGCGCAAAATGTCATTATCGATCATGGTCATCCCCATCCGTTGAAGCCCCTCGGGGCTGATGGTCGATTTGAAAAGCCGGAAAAGTTCGGAAAATTCAGCGGGCGGCGCGGATCCTCAAAAGACCTGTCGGAACGTTCGTCCCGGCATCGGAAAAGCTCCCGACCGGCAGGTCGCGCCATTCGCCTTGCAGTTCCTTGTGGTCGTACCAAGCGGTAGCGGGCAGGATTGAAACCAGAACGCCGCCCGGTTTCAGGAACTTCATTGCGTGCAAGACATGCTTGACGTAGTGCCGGCCGTAGAACGGCGGGTTCATCACGACGAAGTCAAAATCCGGTCTTGGTGCGCACTCAAGAAAGTTGGCGGTCAGTACAGCATGGCCCTTTGCGCGAGCTTCCGCTGCTCGCCCGGCGTGGTATTCGATCCCGAACGACCTACACCCGCGTTCCTTCACCGCGTCCATGATGCGACCGTCCCCGCAAGACGGTTCAAGGATGTAGCGAGCGGGCGGCGAAGATCCGTAAGCATAGTCATTCGGCTTGTAGATGCCGGCGAATTCAAGCGCGGCATCAACTACGGGGGCGGGCGACCAGTAGAATTGCAGGTCTTTTGCAACATCGGTGCCGGGTCGCAACTGAACGTCGTCATCCTCGGCGTCAGGCAAGACGTCCCCGTAAAATTCAGCCAAGGCGCGGTTGACGTCGAGAAGTGTATCTTTGTCGAAAAAGACGTGAGCGTTACCGTTCCCGAACTTTCGAACAGTCATCCCGCGCTTCGGCGGAATGAATTCTTCATTCTTGCCGTTGCGATAGGCCGTTATTGGGCCGCCATCGAGAACAGCATCCGCGCCGGAATTGTGGGCATCGTTGATAGCGTTCAATTCCGCCTGATCCATAAGCGGTTGACCGCGATAGGCAGCCAGCGCGTTGACAATGTCCCGAAACTTGTCCCGGCCGTAACTGCCGTATCCATTGAAGCTGCTTAGGATTACGCGTTTCGGCAGCCCTTTGACGCCGATTTTCACTTTCGAGTGTGACTTATACGCCGGGTCGAGATCGGCGAATGTCTCGGCCAAACCCCGGAGAATATGATAGCGGGGACGGATCAGAAAATCGCCGAATGTAGCCTTCGCATTGTCAAAGGTCAGAGGCGGGGGATTGGCGATCGTCTGATCGAAAAAGCGCTTGTCCTTCGCGCTAGCGATGCGGTCAATCTGCAAACGGTCATAGATCGCTGTCCATGCTGATCGAAGCAAATTGCTTCGCAGCTCCGTTGCATAGACATACGGGCGATGACGCGTGATTGGGCCGATGAACCGGCCCTGAACCGTCGCGGCCATTTCAAGGCGCCGATAGGCAGCTTCGAAAGCGCCGATCTCGTCTTCTATCGCTGCGTTTTTCTGGTCGTATTCGTCGATCATATCGAGAACGGTTCGCTGTGCGACGGGCAGGTTCATTTGTCGCCGCCTTCCATGCCGAAGCCGTCGATATCCCCGACCGGCGGGACGGCGTCGAACATCGCCCTTAAGCCGCTGTCGACGATCGCAGGGCGCGAAAGATTAACGGCGATGCCTGCCCCCGTGGTCATCTCGGCGATCTTAGCGAGAGCAGCCTGGGCAACCGCTTCGTCGACCGCGAACCCTGCTGCCTTTTGATGAAGCGGCAGTTCCGCCTTGATCGCAGCGTCAATCGCGGCCTTGATCGTCGGTATCAGCTTACGGCCGACGTTCTTCGATATCGGCCGGCGCTTCGCCCCGGTCGTCACATAAACAAGGTCGCTGTTCGGGTAGGTCGTCGCCCAATAGGTGGCGCCGTCCTTCTTCGGGGTCGACGGGAAATTGATCCGCCATGACGTCCATGATGGATATTGCGACACGCGGGTCGCGGTCGGGTTCTTCTTCTTGGTCACAGCCCGCCCCCGATCTTGCCGAAGGGCAGGAAGACGGCTTCGACATTGTTGTATCCCGGCCCGTCATCAGCGTTCATGCGCTTGGCTTCAGCGCGGGCGCTGGCTCCATCGGGGAAGCAATTGACGATATGGCTATCGCCAGGATTGGTGTGGCGCTCGACGATCCAAACGCCGGGCTTGCCGTCTTCGCCTTCTGCCGGCGGTTCCTGATCGAGCCAGAAATCATAGTGGCGCCAATAGATACGCGGAGCATGAAAAGCCTGATCCTTCGTATCCGACTTCTTCGTCTCGATGTACTTCTCGGCCTCTGCTTCGGTCGAGCAGATGCCGGCGGGGTAGTCGTTCCCCATGATGACAAACATCTTCTGAGCCATGATCAGCGCCCCACACCAAAGGCGGCGGCGACCCAAGCCTGATAGGCGCTGTGGCGCGCATCGGCCGCAGCGCGAAGCGTCGTCCCCGGCTGACCTTTACCGCGCTGTTCGTAGCGCGCTTGGCCGGCGTCGTTACCGAATTCGAGCTCTAAGGCGGATTGCCAGAAGTCGTCGCTTTCCTGAAACGCCCGGACGATCGCGGGCGTCATATGCGCAATGGTGTTGTTCATAGTTCATTGCCTTGCTGGTTGATTTAGATGACCGGCGGCAAGCGCCGGTCGCCGAAATCCGCCGGTCAGGATTTGCCGATCTGCTTTTGAAGACGGGTTTGGATTTCTTCGGCGTCCTGGCCTTGGATCATCGGGAAGACCTGATCTGCCTTCAGATCAGAGCAGCACCCGGATACGTCCCAAGTTACCTCGACTTCGTCCCGCCAACGCGCGGTTATGGTGCCGGTGAAGCCGGCAGCGTCCTGAACGCGGTCGTCGACTTGCCAGATACGCAGTTCAGCCTTCGCGATTACCTGTCTGGCTTTCTGAATTGGACCAAAACTCGTAGCATCGGGGAAAGCTGTGGTGATGCGATCAACGCAATCCTTTAGCGCCGCCAGCAATTCGGGCGCTGACCTAACAAGCTTGGCATTCGCTTGCGCTTCTTCACGGGCGTCCTCGCCGCTGTGACGAATGTCGGCGAAGACCTCAATAAAAATGCCTGTCCCTTCGGCTGAAATGCCGATGTCACCGTTTGCCGCCGTCTTTAGCGACCATTCTCCTGCTGTATGTGTTTTCAAGATTATCTCCTTCGATGCGATTGGATGGCCGTCGATATGACGGTCACCGAATGGCATCTGGGGCTTCGGGGCTGTTCGCGGCGCGGTCCCGAAGCCATGTCCGCGCGGTGGGCTACATGGCTGCCCCCTTTGCTGGCGGGCGGGATAGCCGCGCCGCTGTGGCGTTCGCCTGAGGCTTCATCAGAAGCCCCACTTCGTTGCGCAGACCGGGCCAATGCCGGCGGCGATGCTTGCGGGATCGGTCAGTTCCCGACCGCAGCAAGAGCATTCGCCGGTGGTCTTGCCGTAGCGCTCGGCGGCTTCGGCCGGGTTGTCGGCGATGATGCGGAGGGCGGTCTTGTCGTCGTCGGTCGCATCCTGGCCGGCGCTGAACGTCTGGCCGACGACCTTGCCGAGATAGGTCCCGTTCTTGCGCTTGACGTAGATCGCGCCGGGGTTCGCCGAATTCGGCTTTGCAAGCGAAAGGACAAGACCTTCAGCGCGATATTGCAGCTTGGAAAGACCGGCTGACTTCGCCTTGTCGAACATCGCGTGGATCGGCGACAGGTCGACCGGCGTCTGCGCTGCGGCCTTGCGGACGTCTCGTTCCGATCGGCGCTGCTCGTCCCGCGCTGCGACCTTCGCCTGCGTCGACCGAACCGCGCGAAGCTGTCCTTCGGTCAGGGCGCCTTTCTCGCGATACGCGGTCAGCATGTCGCGCAGGAATTCCGACCAATGGGCGTTTGCAGCCAAGAAGTCGGCGACGCCGTGGTTCTCGGCGCTGAACAATTCCTGCGCGGTTTCGAGCTTCGATTGCTTGCGCTTCGCGGCCTGGGCGCGCGCCTTCATGCGGTCGCCGTGCGACTGGTAGAAGAAGCCGCGGCCACCACAGGGGAAGCATTTATCGTCGGGCTGATGAACGCGGGCGCCGCGATACTTGCCGGAACCGCCGCATGACTGGCAGGGGAACGTGGGGCGATCTTCCTTCGCCTTGGCGGCGGCGTTTCCACCCACCGCGGGCAGTTCGTCGAGATCGGAAAAGTCAGAAAAGGTCATCAGGTCTTTCCTCTTTGAGGTGCAGTTGGATGATCCCCGAAGGGGATCGCCGAACGGCACCGGTCAGGCGTAGTTGTTGCGGATAAGGAAGGAGATCAGCTCGGCGCGCGTGCCTTCGCGGTAGTGGCCACCGACCGGGAAAATGTAAAAGACGGTTTTCCCTTCCCGGCAAAGTTCCCCGACCATGGCGTAGGCGGCAGTTTCGAGTTTCTCGATGCGACCGAGGAACCGGTCTTCGGCGGCCATGCGGCGCGACTGGCGGGCTTCAAGGTGGCGTTCGTAGTCAAAGCTAGGCATTGGATTGTGTCCCCATAGATGCAAAATCAATGTGGATGTTATGGCGCCTTTTCCAACGAAACTCAATAGCTAGTAGGAATAAAACCAACTAAAAGCGCAAATCAGCGGTAAACTCGCTTCTTGTCCCCAACTCGACCAGCGTGACGCAACGCAGTGACAACCACTCTTTTTAGCGTGACTATCCGTGACGTAGCGTGACAGTTCGCCGAAAATACTAATGATTTCAGCGTCAAGACAAATCGACCCGGAAAGGCTTATCCGCAAAATATTTTGTTGGATGTCATCCAATTGAATTTCCTCATTATTCCCCCTCGCGCCGATCCTTCTCCAAAAAATAGTTGGAAAATGCCGCTTGACGGCTGAGACAAAATCGATGTTTCTTCGCGCTTATCAGCCTCGCACCGCGCGCAGTTGAAAGAGACCAGCGAAGGCGACGGCGAGGCGGCGACAAGCCGCAACGAGCCGTCTGCCGGTTCGGTCTTCTCTTCTTCTTCTATTCATCAATCGATCTTCCATCCTAATCAGGATGAAGAAGACGCACGCGAGGTTCGCCCGATGGCAAGGACGCCGATCGTTACGATCACGCTGACCGACGACATCCTTCGCAACTACGGCAACCAGCTCGGGGCGCTTGGGGAAGCCGAAGGGTTCAAGGCTCTCGCCCGCGCAGTCAACCGCGTAACGAACACCGTCTATGGTCGCGTCATCAGACAGGTCGCTAAGCAATCGTCGATCCCGACCGCCGTTGTTCGCCGCTCGATCAAGAAGCAATTGGTCAGCCCGAACATCAACCATGGCGGCGCGCTTGAAGGTGTCATCACGGCGACCGGCAATCCGCTATCGCTTCGGGTCTTCAATCCCAAGCAATTCTCCTGGGGTGTCCGCGTCAAGGTATGGGGCAGGGTTCAGCGCTTCCCCGGTACGTTCATCTACGCCGGCACGTACAGGTCAGGGCAGTATGTCGGCAGCGGTCATGTGTTCCATCGCCTGACCCGCGAAAGCAAACCGATTGAGGAACTGTTCGGTCCATCAGTACCGGAGGAAATGGTACGCGATGAAAGCGCCAAGTTATTCGACGCAACGGTGCAACTGATGTTGCCCGTTCGCGTCGCCCATGAGATCGGGCGTCTCCTCCCTGCCTGATCCCAAGACGCCCCGCCTTCCTCCTCAGGCGGGGCGTCGTTCTATTGCGCAGCCGCGCAACATTATTGCGCGAACGATAGTATCACCACGACGCAACAATCGTTCGCGAGGCGTTGGGTCAACGAAAGAATGTTGCGCAATAAAATTACACCGCCGCGAAACAATGTTGCACCTCCCCCTCGGTAGGGACCGATCCTTACGGGGGTAACCGGGCGGGACCGCCGCCCCCCGACTTTTGCGCATGTTTCAATTTTTCGAATTTTCGGTTGGGTTGGGATCAGGGATTTTGATCCTCCCGCCGGCCATCAGGACGCCGCGATGAAGAAAGAAATTGAGGATCAAGGGGTTAAGGTCTTCCTCGCGAACCTGACAGAGCTAACGCCGAACCCGAAAAACGCGCGCACCCATCCGGTTTCGCAAGTCCAGCAAATCAAGGCGTCGATCCGCGAGTTCGGATGGACAAACCCGATGCTTGCGGACATGGATGACGCCGGAATGATCGTCGCCGGCCATGGTCGGCGGCTCGCCGCGATCGAGCTCTACGACGCCGGCGAAACGATCCGGCTGCCGAACGGTCGCGCCCTTCCGCCTTGGACGGTGCCGGCGATCGACTGCGCCGGATGGACGGCAAAGCAACGGCGCGCTTATACGCTTGCCGACAACCGCTTAGCCGAAACGTCCGAATGGGATGAAGAACTCTTGAGCGCGGAACTTGTCTTCCTGCGCGAAGAGAAATTTGACCTTGGCCTGACCGGCTTCGACGACAAGTTCCTCGACAAGCTGATCGACGCGGCTGCCGGCGGCGACGATCCGGCGGCGGCGCGGGCGACCTTGGCCGAGCGCTTCGGCATCCCGCCGTTTTCTGTCCTTAACGCCCGCGAGGGATGGTGGCAGGATCGCAAGCGCGCCTGGATCGGCCTCGGCATCCAGTCCGAACTTGGTCGCGGCGAAGGTTTGAACGACGCGGCGCCGAGCGGTTCAGCCCGGCCGTCGACGACCTATTCAGTCGACAAGGCGCGCGGCGACGGCAAAGGCCGCGCCGCCAACGGCAAGCGCAAGGCGGCGACGTTCGGCCAGGATCTTATGCGCGGCGAGCATGTCGTCGGCGATCGCGACGCCATCCCGAAGGGGTTGCTTTACGGCGAGATGCAGAACTTCGACGGGGCGGGCCGTCAGATAACGGGGACATCGATCTTCGACCCGGTCGTCTGCGAACTTGCTTATCGCTGGTTTTGCCCGCCGGGCGGGACGATCCTTGATCCGTTCGCCGGCGGTTCGGTTCGCGGTATCGTCGCGTCAGTCCTTGGCCGTCAGTATGTCGGCTGCGACCTTCGCGCCGAGCAGGTTGACGCAAACCGGGTTCAGGGTAGAAAGATTTGTTCCGACCCACGGCCGGTTTGGATTACCGGCGACAGCCGGGCCATTGCCGACCATGCGGCCGGAACCGAAGCGGACTTCGTCTTTAGCTGCCCGCCATACGCGGACCTCGAAATTTACAGCGACGACCCGGCGGACCTGTCGACGCTTGCCTATTCCGAATTTCGGAAGGCGTATTTCGAGATCATCGCCGCTACGTGCGGCATGCTGAAGGAAGACCGCTTCGCCTGTTTCGTCGTCGGCGAGGTGCGCGACAAGCGTGGCAACTATTACGGCTTTGTGCCGGATACGATCGCCGCCTTCGACGCGGCCGGGCTGCGCTTCTATAATGAAGCGATCCTCGTTACAGCCGCCGGGTCGTTGCCGATCCGAGCCGGGAAGCAGTTCGGGGCAACCCGGAAGCTCGGAAAAACTCACCAGAACATACTGGTATTCGTGAAGGGCGACGCCAAGCGCGCGACCGAAGCGATCGGCGAAGTAGAATTCGGCGAGATCGTCGCCGATGAAAACGAAGGAGAAAACGCATGACGACGACGATTGTCGTAAAGGCAAATCACGGCTGGCCTGTCGATGTTACCGGCATCGATCCGAAGACAGGCGAACCGGTCGATTGGTATGGCGGGCGCGTTGCTGCCGGCGATACCCGCGAATTCTACTGCCATTCGTCGCTTGATCTTCGCATTCACGAAGTCCAGCCGGACGAAATCGCGGAACCGGCGCCGGCCGCTGATACGCCTGAACCGGCTTCCTGAAATCCACCGGGCCGCGCCGCGCGGCGCCCATTGCAAGGTGCATGGGATAAGGTTTCGCGGCATACCCGCGCCGGGGTTCCAAATTATCCGGGTGGGAAGGCGTGCACAATTTGGCGGGGATACGGCGTTGCTAATTGTTGCAGCCGCGAGCCCCGATAATTCGCCCGAATGGGCAAAGCAAAAGGCCCGGATCACTCCGGGCCTTTTGTTGCTTCCTTTTCCTCGCGGTCGATTTCTTCGATCCATTCGAGCGCTCGCGTTCGCGTTGGGAACCCCTTGCTGCGGTCCTTCGAAGCGTAAGCGACCCATCTGGTTTTGGGCGGCTCGCCCATAACCTTCATGATCGTGCCGATGCGCTTCCCGTTGTTGTCGTGGACAGCGTACATTAAGCCTCCTTTTGATCTTGGCGCGCTTCCAACGCGACGACGCACAGGTTGCGGTAACGGTTCATTGCTTGCGGGCTGCTCGAAATCGGGTTGATCGGGTACGCCCTAAGATCCTCGATTTTACCTGCTTCGGCCAGGGCGACAAGTTCGGCGAGCTTGGCGCGGTAACGGCGATGGGTTTCGGCGCTGAAGTCCGGCGCCGCCGGCAGTTCGCCGCGTTCGGCCGCCTCAAGCATCGCAGCCTTCTTGCTTGCCGGCTTGGCAACCTTCGCGGGCTTTTCGGCCGGCGCCGGGTAGTCGTCGGCCTTGGCCGGGGCAAGGGCATCGATCGCGGCCTTACGTGCTGCGGCGTTGCCGATTTCCGGGGCGGCTTCCGCCTTTGGCGCCAAGCGATCGCGAAGGCGACCGGCGACGTCGGCGAACGGGCCGGCAAGGAAATCATGGGGATTGTCGACCCCCTTTTCGGCCGCAAGGTTCAGGAAGCGATTGACCGCTGCGTCCTTTGTATTGGCGCGCTTCTTATCGCCGCCGGACAGGATCGCGGAAAGCTGCTCGATTTCGCTGCGGCTGATTTGGACTTCCGACTGCGGCGCGGGTTCGCCCGCCGCCTTCGCGGCTTCGACCATGTCCTGCGGGACCATGACAGCCGAGTTGTTCGGCAGGATGCCGTAGACGAGGCAAGGTTTGCCGCCGGCTCCGGCGCTGATGCGCTCGGCGATGTCGGCGGCTTCAAAAAGGGTCGCCGCCGGCTCATTGATCTTCGTATGCGGACCGCGACGCTGATGGACGTTGAAGCGGACTGCTGATGCAATCCGCTCGCGATCGCGGATGTCGACGGGGTGCAGGGGCTTAGACATTTACTTGCTCCAAGTTGTGGCTAACTGATGTCTCTCTCATACCGCGAGAACATAAAAGAGCAACTGGCACACCGCCGGTTGTGCGTAATTTAGTGGGATTTTTTCCAATGCCGGAAAAAGCAGAGAGCAAAACGGAAGCCGGGACCATCGGGACCGAGCAGACCGCAAAGCTACTCGACATCACGGCCGAATGGCTGCGCCGCCTAACGGTGCAAGGGTACATCCCGAAGGCCAAGCGCGGTCGGTACAACCTCGTCGAAGCCGTTCAAGGCTACATCCGGTTTCTTCGCGACGAAGGGAAGCGGACGTCGAAGAGCGCGCAACTGACGCGGATGCAGGACGCCAAGGCCGAAGAAATCATGATGCGCGTCGCCGAGAAGCGGCGCGAACTGATCCCGGTCGAAGATGCCCAGGCGGCGCTTGATATCGCCATGGCGAAATTGCGGGAGGAACTGGCGGGGCTTCCTGCGCGGATGACGCGCGATATGGACCTGCGCCGCAGGTTGGAAGCGGAAACGAATGCAAGCCTCAACCGGATCGCGGACGCCTTCGTCGCATCTGCCAAATATTTTAGAGAGGGCGGCGACCTTCCTTCGGGTAGCGGAAGCGACGACGCCTGACGAATGGGGCGCGCAGCACCGCATCTATCCGCCGACGACCGGCGTTCCTGGGCCGCGTAACCCGCGCCTTACGCCTTACATGATCCCGCTCGGCCGGGCCGCTGTTTCCGGCAGGTTCCGTCGCGTCGTCGGCGTTACCGCCGCGCAGTCAGGCAAGACCGAAACGATCCTCGACATCATCGGCGAGCGTCTCGATACGCGGCCGAAGCCGATCATCTATGTCGGCCCGTCGAAGGAGTTCAACACCGACCAATTCGAGCCGCGCCTGATGGGCTTGCTCGATGAGGCGGCGACGCTCGCGCGCAAGGTCGTTCGTGGGCGCCGCATGAAGAAGACGTTGAAGATCGTCGCCGGCGTTCGCGTACGCCTTGCGCATGCCGGGTCATCGACCGCCCTGAAGTCTGATCCCGCCGCGCTGGCGCTCGTTGACGAGTACGACGAAATGAAGGCCAACATCAAAGGTCAGGGCGACCCGCTCGGTCTCGTCGAAGCACGCGGCGACACGCACGCCGATTTCGTCACGCTGATCGTCTCGACGCCGTCGTCCGGTTTTCTTGAAACCGAGATCGACCCGGTATCGGAGCTTGAATTCTTCAAGCTTGGCGACGAAGACGAAATCACAAGCCCGATTTGGCGGCTTTTTCAGGAAGGCACCCGGCATCATTTCGCCTGGGCCTGTCCGCATTGCGGCGAGTACTTCATTCCAATGATGAAGTATTTGCGCTGGCCGAAGGATGCGACGCCGGCGCAAGCGCGGCGATCTGCTTACGTTCAATGCCCTTATGGATGCGTCGACCCTATCCTCGACGAGCACAAAGAGCAAATGAACGAAACCGGCGTCATGATTGCGCCTGGCCAAACGATCGAAGACGCCTTCGCCGACCGGAACCTGCCGGACACGAACACCTATTCGCAATGGTCGTCCGGCCTTTGCTCGCCGTTCAAGACGTTCGGCGAGCGCGCCGAGCGCCTGGTCGAAGCCGAACAATCCGGCGAGATGGACAAGCGGCAGACCGCCGTCAACGCCGGTTTCGGCGAATTGTTCGCGCCGATCGGCGGCGACGTTCCAGAATGGGAAGCGATCAAGGCGCTCGCGCTGCCGTACAAGGAGCATGACATCCCTGACGGGGTCTTAGTCCTGACCTGCGGTGTCGACGTTCAGAAAAACCGCCTTGTTTATGTCGTCCGAGGATGGGGCGTCAGGCAGGAAAGCTGGCTGATCACGCGCGGCCAAATCTACGGCCCGACCGAAGAAGACGGCGTGTGGGTTGATCTTGCGGATATGCTTGCGACGAACTTCGGCGGGAAGCACATCATTCGGACGTTCATCGACGCTGGCTTCCGTCCGGGTAAGAAAGACATCGTCCCCGAACATCGGGTCTATGAATTCGCCCGGCGCCATAGCCGGACGGTCTACGCGACGAAAGGCTTCGATACGCGGCCGACGCCCCTGTCGGTCAATAAGATCGAAGTCAACCCGAAGGGCGGCGGCAAGACCAAGTACGGCTTGGACCTTGTCCGACTGTCAACCGACTTCTTCAAGTCATGGGTGCATGAGCGCATACGCTGGCCGGAAGGTCAGCCGGGCGGATGGCATCTCTTCGAAAATATCGAAGAAGACTTCTGCCGCCAGATCGTCTCGGAAGCGCGGGCGAAGAAGCCGGGCGGCGCGGGTTTTACCTGGGTCGTCAAGTCGAAGAACAACCACTTCCTTGACTGTGAGGCATTGGCGTATGCGGCGGCTTACATGCTCGGTATCCAACGTGTCCGCGACGATACGCAGCCGCCGGCGGGAACGCCGAACCCGCCCGACAACCGAACAGAGCCCGAAAGCAGAGACGACGAGGGATCGCCGCCAGCGCCGCCGCCAAGACCGGCGGTTGCGCGACGCGAAGGATATCTCGGAGGTCGACGACCGGGCGGATACTTAGGAGGATAGGAATGGCTTTGCCACCCGACATCGACGATGAGATCGCGGCCCTTCACGCGGCGATTTCATCCGGCGTCAAGCGCGTCGTGACGCAGACCAACGGCGTCCGAAAGGAGGTCGAGTACCCGTCCTTCGCTGACCTGAAGGCCCGTTATGACTGGCTCCTTCGTCAGAAGGCAGGGGCCGGTCGCCGCCGCATTACGCTCGCTTCATTTTAGGAGTTCCGATGAAACCGAACCTGCTTGACCGGGCGATCGGATATTTTGCGCCCGGCGCAGCGGCTCGGCGGATCAAGAACCGGGCTGCCTTCGATATTCTCGCGCGGCACTATGACGGCGCCGATAAGGGCCGTCTCAACAATAGTTGGCGATCCAGTTCATCGTCGGCGAATACGGAAATTGATCGCGCCGGCCCTCTTCTTCGTAACCGCATGCGCGACCTCGTCCGCAACAACCCGCATGCAGCCAATGCCGTCGAAGTCCTTGTCAATCACGTCATCGGGTCCGGCATCATGCCGCGCGCGAATACTGGCAATCCGCGCAAGGACAAAAAGATCAACGATTTGTTCGAGAAATTCTCGAAGAAATGCGACGCGGACGGTCAGCTTGATTTTTACGGCCTGCAAACGCTCGCCTTCCGCGAAATGGTCGAAAGCGGGGACGGTGTCGTTCGCCGCCGCCGGCGCCGTCTGACGGACGGCCTGCCTGTCCCGGTTCAGTTTCAAGTCGTCGAAACGGACCTGATCGACGGCTATCGGCAAGGCCCGACGCTCGAAAATCGGTTCGCGATCCAGGGCATCGAATTCGATTTACTTGGCAACCGCACAGCCTACTGGATGTTTTCGACCCACCCGGGCGAAACCTATGTCGGGGCCCCGCTCGATCTGGTTTCGAAGCCGATACCGGCATCGGAAATCGCGCATCTCTACAAGAAGGATCGGACGCAAGTCCGGGGCGTTCCGTGGGGGTCGGCAGTCCTGACGACGTTTCGCGACCTCGGGACGTATGAAGAAGCGGAACTTCTTCGCAAGAAGCTCGAAAGCTGCATGGTCGGCGTCGTCGTCAACGGCGATGAAGGCGACAGCGCTCTCGGCTTGGCGCTTGCCGGCAATCCAAACGCTGCGCTTAATCGCCCCGGCGTCTACGACAGCCAGGGCGTCGCGGTTGAAGGCTTTGAACCGGGAATGTTCGTCCACCTTGAGGGCGGGAAGGACATCAAGTTCAATCAGCCGGCGGCGACGGGGTCGTACGAGGGATATAAGAAGGCAAGCCTGCACACGGTCGCGTCCGGCTTCCATATCCCTTACTTGCTTTTGTCGCATGATCTTTCCGGCGCGAATTACGCGTCGTCAAAGATGGGGCTTGAGCCATTTAAGCGCCTGATCGAAGCGGTTCAGTGGAACTTCGTTATCCCGATGCTTTGTCAGCCGTTGTGGGACTGGTTTGCGGAAGCCGCTTTTCTCGGCGGCTTGGTCGACAGCGCGGACATTCCCGTCAAATGGGGAACGCCGCGTATGTATTCGGCTGACCCTGAAAAGGACGCACGCGCGACGGTTCTGGAAATTCGTTCGGGTCTCAAGACCTTGCCGCAAGCGATCAGCGAGCGCGGCGAAGATCCTGATACGCAACTCGACGAAATCCAAGCGTCCAACACGAAGCTCGATGATCGTAAGCTGATCCTTGATAGCGATCCGCGACGCATGTCGATCAACGGGCAGACACAAGTCCCGGCGGACGAGAAACCAACGCCGCCGGCCGATTAGGGCCGCAGCCAAAAATAGGAGATTTCCCCATGGCGGGAAAAGTTATCGAGCTCCCGCCATTCGGCCGGGACGTTGAAGTTCGCGCGTCGTCCTACCGCGAAGAAGACAATTCGATCGAGGTCATTTGGACGACCGGCGCGTCAGTGCGCCGGTATGACTGGCGGTCCGGTTCCTACTATGACGAGGAACTTGTCGTCGCCCCAGGCAACGTCCGCCTTGACCGCTTGAATGCGGGGGCGCCGTTCCTTGATACCCACGACGACTGGTCGCTTGCATCAGTCATCGGGTCGGTCATCCCTGGCACCGCAGAAGTTCGCGGCGGCAAAGGTTACGCCCGCGTTCAGCTTTCGGTAGCCCCGGAACACACCGGGATCGTCGCGAACATCCGCGCCGGCGTGATCTCGAACATCAGCGTCGGTTATCGCTACTACGAAGTCGAAAAGACCGAGGGCGAAGAAGGCACCATCGCCGTTTGGCGCGTCACGGATTGGGAGCCGCTCGAATTGTCGGCGGTCCCTGTCCCGGCTGATGCCGGATCGGTCATCCGATCCGAAGGCAAGGACAAGAACAACAAGCGCCTCGCCCCCTGCACGATCGTCGAAAAATTCAGCAATGCCGCCGCCGCTGTGGCGCGGATGCGGATGCTTTCGGCGGCCGGCCGCTAACCCATCACCACTACCGCCTGTGCCATTCGGGGCCGCAGGGAGACGGTCAGTTGCCCCGAGAACAACCCACCGGAGAACGGTTTATGATAAAGAAGACCTCCTTCCTGGCGGTAGCCTGCACGATGGCCGTCGCCCTGATCGCTTGCCTCGGTTTTGCATCCGAAGCATTTGCGGCAGTACCGCACATGACGCCCCATGGCATCGGCACCGTGGCTGACGTCCTCATCAACCATGCCCATCTCGCCGCCATCCCGCTCGCGACGATGCGCTCGAACCTTTCCGACCTGACAAAGCGGGCCGCCGACAAGCGGGCCGAAGTCAGGGCCGGTTTGAGCGACGAAGAACTGCGCAAGATCGAAGACGACCACGCTGAACTTGTGCGTCAGATCGACAAGCTGAAGGAAGACATCGTTACCGAAGAGCGCCGCGAGGCTGACGCTTTGCGCAACAACACGTCGCTTACCCCGGCGGCTGGCGCTTCTGCTGAAGAGATCCGCACCGCTGCGGAAACCGCAGTCCGCGCGGAACGCAACCGCACCGCGACGATCCGCTCGCTTGCTGAAAAGGCCGGCGCGCGCGAACTCGGCGAAACGCATGCGGGGCAGGACACTTCGGTCGAAGCATTCCGCTCGCTGCTTCTCGACCACCTCGTAACTGAAGAAGGAGCGCGCGGCTTGCAGACGTCCCACATCCCCGCCCGCGTCGGCGAAAGCGATCAGGAGAAGCGTGCTGCCGCGATCGAAACGGCGCTTTTGCATCGCCATGCTCCCGACCGCTATGAGCTGACGAACGAAGCCCGCAATTTCCGTGGCATGTCGCTGCTCGAAATCGCCCGCGACGTTCTGGAAGCGCGCGGCATCAGCACTCGGGGCGTTGCCAAAATGGAACTGGCCCGCATGGCGCTTGAACAGCGTTCGGGCGGCCTGATGGCAACCGGCGACTTCCCGCTCATCCTGGCGAATGTGGTCAACAAGACGCTGCGCGCTGGCTATGCTGTCATGCCGCAGACCTTCCGCCCGCTTATCCGCACCGCGTCCGTTCCCGACTTCAAACCGGTCAGCCGCGTTCAGCTTGGCGAAGCGCCGCAATTCGAGAAGGTCAACGAACACGGCGAGTTCAAGCGCGGTTCGATGAAGGAAGGCGCGGAAAGCTACGCCGTAGCCACGTACGGCAAGGTCGTCGGCATCACGCGCCAGGTCATCATCAATGATGACTTGAACGCGTTCTCGCGCATCCCGGCATCCTTCGGCGTTCAGGCAGCGCAGCTTGAAAGCGATCTCGTGTGGGGCATCATCCTCGTCAACGCCGCCATGGGCGACGGCGTTGCGTTGTTCCATGCAACCCACAAAAACCTTGCTGCTTCGGGTGGCGCCATCTCGGTTTCGACGGTTTCTGACGGTCGTACGGCGATGGCGAAGCAGACCGGCCTTGATGGCAAGACCGTTCTCGGCCTGATGCCGTCGTACATGGTTGTTCCGGTCGCCTTGCAGACCGTCGCCGAGCAGTTCCGAGGCCAGATTTATCCGGCCAAGAATGTCGACGCTGTGCCGGATAGTCTGAAGACCCTCGGCATCATTGCCGAGCCGCGTCTTGACAGTGGCGTCCACAATGCCGGTATCGGTATCGATGTGGCCGGTTCTGCGACCGCTTGGTATCTCGCGGGCAATCCGGGCATCGTCGATCTGATCGAGCTTGCCTATCTCGACGGCAACGAGGGCGTCTACACCGAAACCCGCACCGGCTTCGATGTCGACGGCGTTGAAGTCAAGGTCCGTATGGACGTTGGTGCGAAGGCGCTCGACTGGCGCAACGTCTACAAGAACGCCGGCGCCTGATCGTCTGATCTGACGTAAGCGGAGATTAAAGGCCGGTCGAGGGACCGGCCTTTTCTTTTGCCCCTCAACTTCCCTTCAACGAACTGCGGAGCGCAGACATGAAGAATTTCGTTCAGCCAGGGGATATCGTCACTGTGACGGCCCCCTACGATGTCAATTCCGGCGACGGCCTGAAGGTCGGCTCGCTTGTAGGCATCGCCACCAACAAGGCTCTTTCCGGCTCCCTCGCCGAAGCCAAGCTTTGCGGCGTCCATGACGTCACGAAGGCAGCCGGCGCGGCATGGGCCGAAGGCGCCATCATCTATTGGGATGACACCGCCAAGAACTTCACGACGACCGCGACCAGCAATACGAAGGTCGGCGTCGCTGTCCTTCCGGCCGCCGCGTCCGCCGACGTGATCGGCCGCGTCCGTCTCAACGGGAGCTTCTGAAATGACTAACTGGCAACGCCTCGACGCCATCGCCGGCGCAGCGGTCAACAGCGTGTTTTCGGAACAAGTCCGCATCACGCCTCGAACCGCCGCAAGCGAGTATCTCGCGGCGTTGCCAGACCCCGACCGCGCCGTCGTAGTGGTCAAAGCTGTCTTCGCGCTCGGCCCTGAGATCGACGATCTTCGCGGCTCGCGCCTGTCCGGCGAAACTCGCGGCGTTGCCCGCGCGGTCTTTGCCGATGCATCCATTCAAATCACATCGGCGATAGCCGCAACCATCGGGTACGAGCCGAAAAAAGGCGATCTCATTGAATTGATCGAGCGCCCCGGTTCACCGTCCTACTGCATTGAACACGTCGATCCGCTGGATTGCGACGACCTTGTCGTCTGGCTGACGAAGGAGAAGCAACATTGATCGTTCCGCTCGCACTTCGGGTGTCCGCCTGCCGCGCGCTTGATGGCGCGACGATCGCCGGGGCGGCCGTGCATGACAGCGCGATTACCGCGCTTGACGAAATGGTCAGCGGTCAGCCGCAGCCGTTTATCGTCGTATCTGTCGACGAGCAAACCTACAACGTGACAGTGCTTGACGTCTTCCAGGGCAGCCGAAGCGTCGATCTCGTCATCGATATCGCTGTCGGTTCGGCGGTCACGTTGGAAGACGGAACCACAGGCATTGTCATTCCGCATACGGACGCGGGGACGGAATTTTCCGTCAACCTGATCACGCGTCAGGTCATGAAGACGCTATTCGAGCCGAATAGCGGCGGCGATTGGGGGAAGATATTCCGCCGGATCGCAATGTCGGTTTCTCGGATCATGGTCCGGCGCGGCGCCGGCGCTCAGAAAGGTGTCAAGTTCGCGGCGGCGCAGCTTATCATTTCGCTTTCGCCGCTCGCCGACCCCGAATTCGGGTCGGCACCCGCGTTCGTTTGGGCCGACTTCCTCACGGTCATGAGAGCGGATGTGAAGATCGGGCCGCTCGCTGAAGCCGTCGAAAAGGCGATCGTCGGCGACGTTCTGCCGGACTGGCGCCTGCTTGCTTCTGCGGTCGGCTTGAATGATGAAACAGCCGACGCGATCGGCATTCTTCCGCTCGGGGGCGGTGACAGCCAGCCAGTCTCGCAGGCGATCGTCCTTCCTGACGGTTGGGTTCTCGATCAAAACGCAGTCGACGAGAACCTGCCGGGAGCCCCGGAGGAAGGCGGATGATCAACGAATTTGTCTCGCTATTTCGTCGCGTCAGCGCGCTTGAAAAGCGCGTTTCTTCAATGGTCCGCCACGGACCCGTCGAAGAAGTAAACGCTTCTGAAGGATGGGTCCGCATCAACCTCGGGCAAGGCGACGACGGCCCGCTTCTGTCGCCGAAAATACCCTATGCGCAGATGGCCGGCGCGCTGAAGGTTCATGCCCCGCCAAGCGAGGGGCAGAACATGACCATCATTTCGCCCGCCGGCGACATGCGGCAGGCTTTCGCGCTGCCGATGACATGGAGCGACCAGAACGTAAGCCCGAGCAATAGCACGGATGAAAATGTTCTGACGTTCGGGAGCGTCCGCATCGAGGTCAAGGGCGACCAGATCAAGGCGATGATTGGCGGGTTTTCGCTGACGCTGACGACTAGCGCCGCGACTTTCGCGGTCGACGGCGTCGAACACAAGATCTCGGGCGATGGCTTACGGACGACCGGCGGTGCAATCGAGCATAACGATCATGACATCGGCTCGACCCACAAGCATGGCGGGGTTGTGCACGGCGGCGAACTGACAGACCCGCCCGTCTAAACATCGAAAGGAAGTGATCAAATGCGAACGCTGCAAGACATCTTGCAGGCGCGACTTGCGTCTGACCCCCGGCTGCATATCGGCGCCATAGAGAAGACGAAGGCCGGCGATCTGCGTATCGCCTTCGGCGGGATCGGCGATCATTGCCGCGTTGTCCTGGCTGTGACCGGCAATGACGTTGCAATCGTCACGCCGGAAGTCGCCGGCGTCCCGATCCAAGCCGGCGATGAACCGGACGCGCCGATATACGAACTCCCGATCGACCCGACTGATCACACGAAAGATGTCTTGATCCAGATCGCGGCCGAGCGCGGCGTCGGCGCCGTGCCGAGTGACACGAAGGCGGAAATAGCCGAAGCCATCAACTCCAATGCGGGCTTCGCCGCAGAATAGGGCGGCGTCAAATGGCGGTCGATCCGAGCATCGATATGGACGTTCAGACAGGGGCCGACGTTTCAGGCTGGCCCCATGTCCTGAACTGCATCCAGGACTTCTTTACGACCAATTTCGGCGAGCGCGTGATGCGCGAATGGTACGGGACAGCCGTCCCGCGCTTCCTCGGCGAAAACATGAATACGCAGACGATAGTCCCGTTCTTCGCCGCGATCGCGAGCGCGATTGAGCAGTGGGAACCGCGTTTCCGACTGACGCGGGTCACGCCGCAAAGCGTCGGCCGCGACGGGCGGCTCGTCGTCGTCATGGAAGGCGAGTATCGCCCGCGCGCCCTTCTTGGTGACTTCACGCCGGAAGGCGCGCGTCGCGTAACGATATCAGGCGGCAGCGGGTCCGCGACAGAGGTTACAAATGGCAACTGACCCTTTCCTTGCGGGATTGCCGGACCCCACGGTCATTGAGGAAGTCGATTTCACATCGATCCTCGCGGACATGGAGACGGACATAATCGGGCGTTATCCGCCGGTTGCCCCCGTCTTGGCGCTGGAAAGCAGCGCAACCAAGAAGAACCTTGAGACCGTTTCCTATCGCGAGACGATCATCCGCGCGCGCGTCAACGACGCGGCTCGCGCGAACCTTGTCGCTTTCGCTGAGAAGGGGGATCTTGACCATGTCGGCGCCAATGCCAGCCCGCCCGTTCAGCGCATGGCCGGGGAAGGCGACGAGCGCTTCCGGGTTCGCATTCTGCTTGCCGTCAGGTCCCGCAACGTCGGGTCCGTCTATCGTTACAGATTTGTAGCGCTTTCGACGTCGCTTCTAGTCAAAGACGCTATCGCTTACCGCGTCGGCCGCGATCCGACCGTCTATGTCGCTTTGCTTTCAACGGCTCCTGACGGCGTCGCAGAGCCAAGCCTGATCGCGCAGGTTCAGGCGCAATTCGACATCGACGAAAACCGACTTCTGAACAGCCCTGTCGTTGTTGTCTCGGCCGTTTCTAGCGTCGTCAACATCGTTGCCGCGCTGACGCTGATCCCCGGAACGCCGACGACCATCATCGCCAACGCCGAGGCGGCATTGCGGGCCGCCTGGGCGATCGAAGGCGGGCTCGGCCGGGACATGACACGTCAGTGGATCGCCTCGCGCCTGCAAGTCGCCGGCGTCTACTCGGTCAATGTGACCTCGCCGGCGGAAGACGTAATCAAGCCGTCCGAAAAGGCGGCGTCTATCGGGACGGTAACGCTGACCGTCGTCGGGGAGAACACTTAAAATGACCGTTCCGTCGCTTCTGCCGCCGTACAATGCTACCGCATTTATGCGCGCGCTTGAGCAGGCGGTTGCCTATGAAGGCCGGGTTTCGGACAGCGTCGCGTTGATCCGAGACATCAAGGGTCGTCAGCTTCCGAGCTTCATCCCTTTTCTGCTCTACGAATACGGCCTGATCGAACTGACGCCGTATGTCCCTAACTACTACACCCTCCTTCTTGAAGGAAGGATGTGGCAGATCGAACGCGATACACTCGCCGCCATTCATCGCGGCCTTGGATGGGTTAACGCGCCGGCGACGATCGAGGAAGCGCCGACCCGGCGCATATGGTGGAATAGCTTTCAGCTTCGGTTCGAAACCTTGCCGCCTGACGATACCCCGTCGCTCGACCGGATCGATAGGATAACGCAGCTAGGCAAACCGTTCCGGTCCGACTTCCGTCGCGGCGTTTTCGAATACGACGCGCCGGCGATGGAGCTCGACGGTAGGCGGCTTGATAGCTGCCTTCTCGATCGGGAAAGCGGCGTCCTTCTTCGTCAGAATGGACCGCTGTGGTCGTTCGGCCGGACGACTGAGTTAGAGCATGTACTTACGCAAGCGGAAGGGACGGCAATCGGCAACTGGTTGCCGCCCGTTACTCATTCGGCCTATTCGGTCGATCTGATCAATCTGACGGCTGTCATTGATGACGATGGCGTTCCGATCGACGATGCTATTACTTTCGCGCGTGCAACGACGAAATGGCATAGCAATCTCGCCGGGTTGTGGACGGAATTTGGCGTCGACGTGATCGCGACGACCGATCGCGGAACGCTAATCGAAGCTGATGGCGATCGGCTTTCTCAGTTCGCCCTTGACTTCAACCCGCTTGAAGATGTTGCGGCTGCCGTCGTTGACGAAATCGGCATCGACGACCCGTTCGGCGGTATCGGCGCGATCAGGGTAACGTTCACGGCCGATGCTGGCCGAACGTTCCTTGTGCCCGCGTCCGGGCTTGAACCGAATACGGTCTATTCCGTTTCATTCTTCGCTAGGCTGATGTCGTCTACCGGCGTAACCGCCGGCGGCGGCGATGCCGGCTTTGATGACTTGTTTGGTCAACTTGTCACGGGCGAGTACGTCCGTGTTGAGGGCGTATCGTTCGAAACCGGCGAAATCGCCGGCGAATGGATGGACTTGACCCTTAACAATCCCGGCGCTGTGCTGACGGTCGACCTGTATGGCTTCCAAATCGAAGCTGGCGATTTGGTTACATCCCCGATCGCCGGCCCGGACATTACGGGCCATCGCGCCGAGGACGAACTGACGCTGAACATCCCTGACGGACTGAACAACGTCGTCGCCCGTTTTGATGACGGCAGCGCCCAGGCGTTTCTAGGCGTCATCGGGCCGTTCTCGATCGTCCCTTCCGAACTTTTTCGGCCTTTGATCGTGTCCATCGCCAACGCGTCGGCCAGCAGATGGGCTGAGATGCCTTACCCATGGACGCAAGCGACGTTCCCGTGGGCATCTGACGCCGAAGCGCAGCGCCAGATCGTTCTAGCCGAGTGGTTCAATGGGAAGGTCGCCCACGTCGCGTTGAAGGATGCGGACGGCGCCGTCATTGGCTACAGGCGGACACGCGCCGTCCGCCAAGTGAACCCCTCTTTCATAGGCGATTACGTCTTCGACGGCGTGACTTACGGTTCCGATGTCGGCGGCCAATATGCCTACATCGAAGCTATGACCGACGCCGACAACGGCGCCGGCATTCAGGCGAAAAGCTTTGAAGTCATCATCGATGCAACGGTCGCTGATGGCGTTAAACCGGGTAAGCTTTGGCTGACCCCCGGCCAACTTTCGGGCGGGCATGCAATCGCGGCAACGCCGATTGATGTTCCGCTTCGCGCGACGGTGCGCGAACGTCTCAAACTCCTATTGAGGTTCTAAATGGCTTTCGAACACAAGAGCGGCCTGCCGGACGCGTATGACCGCGCGGATGGTCACAACGACGTGCAGGGTGTCGTCTTCTATGGCGATGAACGGTTCTTGCAGTCGGCAGAACTGAACGAGGCGCAAACGATCGAGCGTCAGCGCGCCCGCCGCGTCTCGCGCCTCATCGCCAAAGATGGGGATCGGGTAGAAGGCGCCGCGATCGTTCTGATTGATGCGGATGCCGGGGAGTTTGCGACGACCGCTGGCCGCGTCTACTTCGACGGGGACATCTTCCCGATCGATCAGGCGGTTCTCGACGGCGTTCCCATGACGGGCAGGGTCGTCGTCGGGGCGACTGTTACCCGGACGTGGGTGACGTCGGACGATGACCCGACATTGCTCGGACTTGTCGAAGGATCGCTTGCCGAAGGCGAGCCGGGCGCGGCACGCGAGAAAGTGACATTGTCGTGGGCTGTTGAAGCTGATCAGGACGAATTCGTTCCGATCTACATCATCCAGGACGGCACCGTCATTGATCAATCGCCGCCGCCGGCCTTGTCCGGCATCAATCAGGCGATATCGATCTACGACAGCGACGCGAACGGCAACTATATCGTTCGCGGCTGCCGCGTTACCGCGCTTGGCAAGACAGACGGTAATCAGGTCTTTTCGATCGAGGAAGGCACCGCAAATATCAATGGCTTCAAGCGCGTCCGGCAGGCCGCGCTACGCCATGAAGAGCTTGAAGATTGGGATACCGAGGAAGTCCCCGGCGAACCGCATACCTACCCAGGCGGCGCAAGCGCGACGATCCCGACGAATTTTTCGCCGATTTCCGCGATCAACTCGGTCCTTGTGACAAAGCAGGTCACAGAGAATGTCACGCGCGGAGCGGTTGCCGGAACCGCTGATCTTCTGTCGAACAACAGCGTTACAGCGATCCTTTTGGTCAAGCAGGGCGCGACGACGTACGCCGTTACGACTGACTACATCAAAACGGGCGATAGCGTTGACTGGTCGCCCGGCGGGACGGAACCGGCGACGGGGTCGACCTATCAGGTCACCTATCAGTACCTTGCATCTGTTACCCCTGATGCGGCCGACGATACTTCGATTACCGTCTCTGGCGGCGTTTCGGGTACGACGGTCATCTTCGGGTACGACTACAAGCTGCCGCGCATCGATCTGCTTTGTCTCGATCAAGATGGCTTGCCAGCCTACGTCAAGGGGAATTCCGCAAGGAAGAACCCGCTTCAACCGCTGCCGCCGGCGAACTTGCTGAAGCTCTGCTACATCACCAATAGTTGGCTGACGACGCCGGGCGTAGTGAACGACGGAACGCGGTCTGTCCCATATGATCAGGCTTGGCGCTTCTATAATCGCGTCATAGACCTCGATCGTTTGATGCAGATCGAGCGTATCAATCGCGGCATTGACAGCCGGGAACCGGTTGCGAAACTCGGCTCGTTTGCCGACCCCCTGACGACGGATGAATTCCGCGACCTTGGGGCGGCACAAACGGCGTCGGTTGGTCTCGGTACGATCGAGCTCGCTATTGCGCCGACATTCTTCGAGGCGACACTGAACTCGCCCGTCATGCTCGACTATACGGAAGAAATCATCATCCAGCAGCTTCTTGAAACGGGCTGCACGAAGATCAACCCGTATCAGAACTTCACGCCTTTGCCGGCCGGGTTGAAGATGAGCCCGGCGGCAGATTTTTGGACGGTCCAGCAGACAGTATGGGCTAGCCCTCAGACGATCGAGTTCAATCGCGGCATTCGTCGCGACAATGGCCCGCTCGTCGTTTCGACCGATAGCACTGAAGTTGTCGATCAACGGCAACAACAAGCTGACTTCCTTCGCCAGATCACCGTCGCTTATACGATCCAAGGGTTCGGCGCCGGCGAGATCCTGAAGACGCTGACGTTCGACGGCGTCAACATCAAACCGCCGGGCACGACGACAGCGGACGGATCGGGGAACATCGCCGGGTCTTTCGTGATCCCTGCGAACATCCCGGCCGGAACGAAGGAAATGTTCGCCGAGGGTATGGGCGGGTCGTTCGCCTCCGCGCCATTTGTGGGGCAGGGGACAATTACGATCACAACGATGCGGACGGTTACGACCATCGACAGATGGACGAACCCGCCGACTGTCGTTCAGCAACCCGTTCAAACGCCTAAGCCGCCAACGCCTCAATCAGGGGATGGGGGCCACGCGGGAAATCATGGCGGCGGTCGTGCTGACCCGGTTGCACAGACGTTCACTGTGTCGGAAGCGCGGCAACTGGTCGGCGTTGACGTGAAGCTTTGCGCGATCGGCAACACGGCAAACAACATCCAGGTCGATCAGGTCTCCGTTCAGACCGGGTTCCCAACGACGGATGTTGAAGCGTCCGCTTTCGTCCCGATGGCCGGGAAAACGGTAGGATGGATTTCCGCCCGGTATAATTTCCCGGTTCTGACGACACCGGATCGAGAAGAGGCTTTCGTCGTCAAGACGAACGATGCAAACCATTCGGTTTCATTCGCTCGCCTTGGCGCATTCGACACGACGCTGCAAAAGTTCGTTACCTCGCAGCCTTATACGGTCGGCGTTATGCTGACGTCGTCGAATGCAAGCACATGGACGCCGAGCCAAGACGACGACCTGACCTTCCGTCTCGTTGCCGCCAAGTTCGGCCCCCTGACGAAGACCGTCCCGCTCGGAAGCTTCGATCTTGTCCACTGTAGCGACCTTCAGGTCCGCGCCGTCGTCGATCTGCCGTCGACGGATTGCAGCGTCATTTTCGAGATCGTCCGGGCCGATGCATCGGTTCTGCGCGTACAGCCCTATCAGGTTGTGCAGCTAACCGAGTACATCACGGAAACGGTTCAGCTTCGCGCCATCCTTACAGGGACCGAGAAGCTATCCCCGATCCTTTACAACCCGGTCGTATTGATCGCTGGCGAGATCGCCACTGAAGGGACGTACATTTGCCGGGCGTTCGACCTGGGTACTGACGTCGACCTGACGTCCTACTTCAAAGCATCGCTTCCGTTCGGTTCGACGGTCACCGCCGAGTACGACAAGGCCGACGACACATGGCTAAGCCTGCCGCTGATATCGACCGAAGTCCTGTCCGATCCCGCATGGGTCGAGCAGAAACGGTCAGCGACCGGCATCAACGCAACTGAGGGGCGTATCAAGATCACGATCACCGGCGGGCCTTCTGCCCGGCCGCGCATCGGCGACCTTGGCGCGGCTATCATGTAGAAAGGGCCGCGATAATGTCGGACACTATCAATCGCGGTTACCCGAAGCCGGTTAGCACAAACTTAGTCAGCGAAGACGTTCTAAAGCTGATGCAGGCTTTCGATATGATCGACGCTGACGTTGAGGCGCTCTTGTTAGCCCTCAACGGCAAGTCGCCTGTCGGGCATACCCACTCGATCAGCGATGTGGCAGGGCTAACCGCAGCCCTGTCAAGCAAGTCGGACGTGGGCCACACCCATGCTTTCGACGACATCACAGGCGTAAGCGGCACCGCCGCTGCGCCGGCTGGCTACGTGCTTTACAAGACGGCGGTCGGATGGGTTCCCGGCGCCCCGGCTGCGGTCCTCGGCGCCCATACGCATCAGATCAGTGACATCATCAACCTTCAATCGGTTCTCGATACGAAGCTTGATGATGCTGCACTCGCGGAGGCGGCATTAAAGCCCGTTCCTGTCGATGCCGACACGATCCTGATCCTTGACAGCGCCGTCTCTAACGGGCGCAAGCGTCTGTCATGGTCATCACTGAAATCGGCGCTGAAGACTTACTTTGATACGCTTTACGCGGTCGCAGGACGCGGGATTGTGACCGGGACGATAATCGACTACGCGGGACCGTCTGTCCCGGCCGGCTACCTCGCGGCAAGCGGCCAGGCCGTTTCGCGAACAGCGGCGGAAACAGCGACCCTCTTTGCGCTATTCGGGACAACTTACGGATCAGGGAACGGGACGACGACATTCAACCTCCCGAACCCGCCGCCGACGTCACCAATGATCAAGATAATCAAGACCTAAAGGGCGCCTTACCGAGGCGCCCTTTTCATTTCCAGCCCACAAAAAGGAGAATACCTAATGTCCGATCCTGTTTTCGGCATTGGCATTACGCGCCAAGACGACGAGCCGCGCTCGGCGGTCAAGACCGACATGTCGGTCATTGGTCTTGTCGGAACGGCCCCCGATGCCGACGTCGACAAATTCCCCGTTAACGATCCTGTCCTTTTCTTTTCGGACGACGCCGCAGCGGTAACGGCCCTTGGCCTTACCGGTTCGCTGCCCGGCGCCCTCGAACTGATCAATTCGCAGCTTGACGATTTTCAGGCGGCGGCGCAGGTCATTTTCGTCCGCGTCGAAGAAGGCGCAGACGAAAATGAGACGATTACGAACCTCGTCGGAAATTCTTCGCTCAAGACCGGCATCCACGCGTTGCGCATCGCCGGCCCGAAGCTCGGCATTGTTCCGCGTCTGGTCGGCGTCCCCGGCTTCACGCATCAGCGCGACACCGGCGTAACGGCCATCGCTGTTACCGCAGGCGGCACCGGATATACATCGGCGCCGACCATCGCGTTTACCGGCGGCGACGGATCGGGCGCGGCCGGAACGGCAGTCCTCGGCACTGGCGCCGACGCCGGCAAGGTCATGAGCGTCACGATCACCAATCCCGGCACAGGTTACACGTCCGCGCCGACTATCGCCTTCACGGGCGGGGCTGGTTCCGGCGCAGCCGCGACCGCAACCGTCAACGACCTGGCTAACGCCGTCTGCGCGGCCCTGCCGTCGCTACTGTCGGCCCTTCTTGCGCATGCCGTCGTATCCGGCCCGCATTCTACCTTGCAGGCATTCACGGATTGGCGCGAGGCGCTTGCTAGCGATCGCCTGATCCCGGTTGAAACGTGGGTCAAGGTCGGGGTCGACGGAACCGTCGTCGATAGCGTTCCCGCGATCCTTGGCCTCGGCGTCCGCCGCGATCATGAGAACGGCGGAACGCCATTCCTGTCGTGGGCAAACCAGCCTATCAGTGGGATCGTCGGGCCGAACCGCCTGATCGAGTTTTCGCTGACTGATGGCGCGACCGAAGGTCAGCAGATCCTCTTGCAGAACGGCGGCGTCATCCTTCGTGGCGAAGCCGGCGTCGAAACTGCGATCGCCGCGTCCGGCTTCATCTTTGTCGGCACTGACAATGCCGGCGCCGATGACCTTTGGCGCTTCTATAACGTCACGCGCGGGCGCGATTACATCAACCTTCTGATGCTGAAGACGCTGCGGTTCTATCTCGGCCGCTTCAACATCACCGGGCAGACGATTGAAGCCATCGTTCAGACGATTAAGTCGGCGCTGCGTGATTTGCAGGCAGACGGGAGCATCCTCGGTTCGAACGTCAGTTTCACGCGCGACCAAAACACCCCGGAAAATCTTCGCCTTGGTCGTTTCAATATGACCTTCGCGGCTGAAGAAGCCCCGGTCCTGCGGTTCCTCGGGCTGAATTCCACCCGCTATCGTCCGGCGCTCGATGCGCTGCTCGACGATCTGCTTGTTCAACTTGACACCGCCGTCTAACCCCGCATCAGAAAAGGGCAATATCCAATGAGCGGAACCTTTTACCTCATGGAAGCCGTGAACCTGTTTTGCGGCAATGACGATCCGACCGATAGCAAGCATCTGACGCTATCGGAACTGAAGCTTCCCGACCTTCAAGCAATCTACGCCGACCATCACGCCGGCGGCGCCTTGGTCGCGATCGAAGTCGAAGTCGGCATCCAGAAGCTTGAGCCCACCTTCAAGCTGAACGGCTTCGACCCGACATTGCTCGCGCAATTCGGTCTCGGATCGCGTTTCCGCCAGAACTTCACGGCTTACGGCGCCGTTCGAGATCAGCGGACGGGACAGGCTATCGAAGCGAAGGCGATCATCGAAGCGCGCCTCGGCAAGGTTGCGCCGGATGGCTTCCAGCGCGGCGAAATGCACAGCCATGAATACGCGATGAATTCGGTCGTTCATTACGAACTGTGGTTCGACAACAAAGAAAAGATCGTTTGGGACTTCTTCACGTCGGTTTGGCGTGTCGATGGCGTCGACCAGAATTCGAACGAGAACCGCATCCTTCGGATCAACGGCTAATCGCATCGATCGATCTTCGACCAACTACGGCCCGCCGGGACATCCCGGCGGGCCTTTTCTTTGCAACAAGGAAACGCCGAAATGAACGCCGAAACAGACAAGCCCGACGTTTGGGCTGAAACCACATACTTTCTTCTCTTCCCCGTCACGGTGGAAGGCGCTGACAAAGTTGCATCGCTGACCTTCAGCGAGCCGAACGGCGAGCAACTGGAAGCGATCGACGACATCGGCCTTGAAGAAGGCGCGAACCCGAAGATCGGCCAGATCATGACCATGATCTCGATAATGTCGGGAACGCCGATCGAGACTGTCCGCAAGATGCACGCCAAGGACATCAAGGGCGCGGCCGAAGCCTTTTCCCCTTTGCTGGAAGGGGTGATCTAAGGGGCTTTATCGCGGTCGTTTTTGCGGCCCGCGAATGGCGCCTTAACGGCGACCGTATCGTCGCCGACGTCGCCTCAACCCTCAGCACCCCCTTCAACGAATGCCGGAAGACGCCGATCTCGTTGCTCCTTCGCATGAATGAGCAAGCGCAGCGGATCATCCGCGCCCGGAGCAAAAGATAATGGCAGCGACCCTTACTTCATCGCTGATTGTCAGGCTTATCGATCAGGTCACGAGCCCCGCCCGAAAGGTCGGGGCGGCCTTGGTCGGGCTGAACCGCACCGCGAACGGCGTATCCGGCAGCTTCGGCGCCCGGCTTGGCGCCGCGATCGAGCGGAATAACGCCGCGCTCGACAAGTCGCGCGGTCGGATGGTCGACGCGATCGCCGGCTTCTACGCGCTTAAGGAAGCGATCGGCGGCCCGGTAAGGGCTGCGACCGAATTCGAAAGCGCAATGTCCGACGTCCGCAAGGTCGTCGACTTCCCGACGCCGGAAGCGTTCAAGGACTTTCAGGCGCAGCTTATCGCGCTGTCGAAGCAAGTACCGCTGTCGGTCAACGGGTTGGCGCAGATTGCAGCCGCCGCCGGTCAAGCCGGTATCGCCGGCCCTGATCTGATCAAGTTCACTGAAGCCGCCGCAAAGGTCGGCGTTGCCTTTGACATCAGCGCCGACCAAGCCGGCGACGCAATGGCGAAGCTGATGACGGGCCTCGGCCTGACGATTGATCAGACCGTCTCGCTGTCCGATGCGATGAACTATCTGTCGAACGCGCAGGCATCGAGCGCGGCCGAGATCCTTGACGTGGTCCGCCGCGTTGGCGCCCAGGCGAAACAGTTCGGCTTTACCGCCGAACAGGTTGCCGCCTTCGGTTCTGCCATGGTGTCGGCCGGCGCCGAAACCGACGTCGCGGCTACATCCTTCCGCAACATGGGTCTTGCTTTGACCCATGGCGAGGCCGCGACGAAATCGCAGCGCAAGGCTTATGCAGCTCTTGGCATGGATGCCAAGAAGGTCGCGAAGGACATGCAGAAGGACGCGGTCGGAACCACGCTTAAGGTCATGGAAGCGATCGCGAAGCTTCCAAAGGATCAGCAGGCGTCAGTTTCGTCCGAACTGTTCGGCAACGAAGCGCGCGCCCTTCCGATCCTTCTGACGAACCTTAAGCTTCTGAAAGACAGCCTCGGTCTTATTTCGGATCAATCGAAATATGCGGGGTCGTCGTTCAAAGAATACGATGTCCGCGCCAAGACCTTCGCGAACGCTGTGCAGCTATTCCAAAACCGGCTTACGGCGCTGAAGATCGTCATCGGCGCCGCCTTGATCCCGGCGCTGAATGACCTGATCCAGGCGATATCGCCGGTCATCGACCGGCTGACGACGTTCGCGCAAGCGCACCCGGAATTGACCCGGAATGTCCTTGCAGCGGCCGGGGCGTTGATCGCCTTCAAGATTGCAACGACGGCGCTGACTTTCGCCGGCCTACTTGGTCGCGGCGGCGCGCTGACGATGCTATCGATCGGCTTCAACACGGTCGGCCGCGCCGCTATCGGCGCATCGACTGCGGTTCGCGAGGCGGTCGGCCTTCAGATGGCCCTCGGCGCCATGTCGGGGCAGAAGCTTACCGGTCTGCAAACGCTTGCCATATCCCTCCGCGCTATGGTCTTCGCCGTCCCCGGCGTCTCGGCTATCGCGTCCGCTCTTGGCGCTATAGGTGGCGCGCTTGCTGCTATCTCTGCCCCGGTATGGGGTTTGATCGCTCTCGGCGTTGCCGCCGTCGCGGCGGCCGGCGCGCTCTTGTGGAAATATTGGGACCGCGTTTCTTCCGTAGTTAGCGGTTTCGCTTCCCGTATCGGGCAGGAACTAGCGCCGGCGATCAAGTTGATACAGCCGGCGATCGATGCTCTGACACCCGCAGTCAGGGCCATCGGCGACGGCTTCGCATGGGCTCAACAGAAACTATCCGACTTTGCCGGATGGCTCGGGTCGTTCTTCAATCGCGAAGTCCTGTCGGACGACCAGAAGGCCGCCTATGCGCAAGCGGGGGCTGACCTTGCCGACAGCATGATCAACGCGGTCAAGTCGGCGTTCGACGGCTTGGTCGAATGGTTTAGGTCATTGCCCGGTCGGATCTTGAGCGCGATCGGTAGCATCGACCTGACGAGCCTCATTCATTGGCCGTCGCCGCCGGGATGGTGGACGCGGTTGATGGGCGGCGATGTCCCGGCCCCGAGCGCACAGCCGGCGGCAACCGATACGGCCACGACGGGCCACCGCGCGAAAGGCGGCCCCGTATGGCCTGGGTCTTCCTTCCTTGTTGGCGAGAACGGCCCCGAGCGGTTTACGCCTTCAACGCAAGGCACGGTTTCTCCGGGCGGCGGCGGTATGCGAGGGCCGATATCAGTCGGGCCGTTTCATTTCCATGGCATTGCCGGCAGCCCTGCGGAACTTGAAAGGGCTGTCCGCAAAGGGACGGCTGATGCCCTTAACCAGGCGCTTCGCGGCGCCCATTCGGACAGCGGAGCGTGGGACTGATGCTTTATACCCTTGGCGCCCTTTCGATCGATGTCGCCCCGTTCAACGTTCATGATGTTTCTGAGAACGGGGCGACAGAATACGCAAGCAAGGCCGTCGTCGGAACGGAGCCGTTGCTTGAATTCGTCGGGGAGGGAGCGAATGACATGTCGCTTAGCGGGCGACTTTTCCCGCGCGCGATCGGCGGCCTGGACGAGCTCGAAATCCTTCGACAAATGCGGGTCAGCGGCAAGCCGCAATACATGATGCGCGGCGATGGCAAGCCGATGGGATGGTACGCCATCACAAGCGTCTCCACCCGATCTAGCTATCTCGACGGCAACGGCATCGGCAAGCAGATCGAAGTGTCGATCAGCATGACGCGGGCGCAAACGCCGGCGGCCGCATCATTCTTCTCATTGATATCCGGGCTTCTCGGGTGACGAAAAGCCTAACGGGGGTCTGCATCCATGGCGGATGAAACAATCGAGACCGTCACCGTCCAGACGGACGGGATGACGGCGTCGCTGATCGTTTGGCGCCGCTTTCGGCGGGCGATGCCCGGCGTTGTCGAGCGCTTATACGAACTGAACCCCGGCCTTGCTGATGCCGGGGTAATCCTTCCCATCGGCGCCGTCATAAAGTTGCCAATCCCGGCCGGGGGAACGAACCCGGCGGACGTTACGCCAGTCAGGCTTTGGAGCTAAGCGATGCAGGCGATCTATTCTGTCGTCGTGGCAGGGCAAGATATTTCGACGGCCCTGAACCCGATCTTGCTCAACCTGTCTGTATCGCTGAAGTCTGGCGGCTCTAGCGATACTGCGTCGCTTACGATCGACGACACTGGCGGCCGGGTCATTTTGCCGGGCAAGGGCGACCCGATCACTATCAAGCTTGGATGGCAAGATAAGGGGATCGGGACCGTCTTCGCCGGGACGGTCGATGAAGTTAACGCCGAGGGCGGCCGGTCAGGTCGGACGCTGTCAATCAGCGCCAAGGGCGTAGATACGAACGGCAAGGCGAAGCAGGGTCAGCGTCGGCATTTCGATAACGCCACCGTCAAGGACGCGCTTTCCGCCGCCGGGCAGACGGCAGGGGTTGACGTCAAGGTGGACCCGTCCTTCGCGTCCATCACGCGCCCCTACATCGCCCTCGACGATGAAAGCTTTCTCGCCTTCGGTGAACGGCTGGCGCGCGAACTTGGCGGAACCTTCAAGATCGTCGGGACGACGGCGGTCCTTGCAAAGCGGAATGGGGGCGTAGCGCCGTCAGGCGCCGCCCTGCCGACTATAACGGCGGCATGGGGCGACAACCTCCATGAATATTCGATCAAGCCGCTGCTAGGCCGCCCGGTCGAGAAGACGACCCTTAGCCGCTGGTACGATAGCAAGTCGGCGGCTTGGAAATCAAAGACCGCCGAAACGGGGACAGACGGCGCGACGACGACGAAGCCGTCGATCTTTACCGAGGCTGATGAAGACCGCGCGACCGAGCAATCGTCTTCAGACGCGGTCGAAAGCGACCGCAAGAGCGGCGAAGGCAGCGCCACGATCGAAGGCGACATCAACGCACAGCCGGAAGGGAACTGCATCGTCTCGAATTGCCGGGACGGCGTCGATGGAACCTACCGGATTGACAGCGTCGATCACTCCTACTCGCGCAGCGGCTTCACGACATCCCTTCAACTGCGGCAGCCGAAAGGCAGTGCCGGCAAGGACAGTAGATAGAAAAGGACTTTTCAGATGTCATTTGGTTTTGGAGTTGGCATACAGCGGCTCGGCAGCGTTGGTGTCGATACGCAGAGCGCGCTTCTTGCCCTCCCATCGCCGGGGGCCGCGTTGCGCCCGACCGGCTTCGTCTTTGCCGATCCTGACCCCACGAAGAATGGCGTCTATACTTGGACTGGATCGTCCTGGCAGCGCGATCGCGGCCTTCCCGAGCAAATCGCCACCCTGGACGTTACTGGCGGCGATGAAAACGACATCATCGCTACCGTTCAGGCTGGCGTTGATCTCGCGCAGATATCGCTTGTTCGGATCACGCCGGCAGGGACCAATACCGGTCCGGTATCAATCAATACTAAGCCGGTTCTCGATGCGGCGGGTAACGCCCTTGACGCTGACCAGTTCGTCGGCGGTCAGACCTACATTCTCGTCGCCAACGCCGACAACTATCAATCTATAATCGGCTCGTTTGCTTCGGCGGCGCAGGGGGCAAAGGCCGACAGCGCATTGCAGCAGACTTCTCCGATCTTCGTCCCGTCTTATCTTGTTCCCGCTATTCCCGTTGCGCCTCCGATCATCAAGGCGAACGGGGATGAATGGTCTATTTTTGCTTTCAAAGGCGGAGAGACAGAACGAGCAAAAGATACCTCGATTGCTGACTATCAGGAGACTTTCTCGACCGCTGTGGCGACAGGGGAAAAGATTAAAGTTCCTCGTTGGGAGTTTCCTGTCCGGTCGCTCAGCCTCACCGGAGAAATCAACGCCGGCGTCAACGTCCAGGCGGATACCCCGATCGACGTTGTTTGTGCTTCGGGCGCCAAGTTCATCGCCGGCGAATGTTTCGTCGGCCTCGTGTCGTCAATGATCCGTTTTGTTGGCGATACCACTCCGACCGACAGCACGAACAGCATTCTGACGCCGTTCAGTTGGCGTGGCGGCATCATGTCCGGCGAAGCGCTGACGGCAGCGCATGGGGCAGGCTCGGGCTTTGGCGTCGGTCTGATGGATGTTAGCCAGTACTTCAATCCGCTGATCGAAGGCGTTCTGTTCGACGCCGGCGTAACGACGCCGGCATTAAATTCGATCGGGTGCGGCTACATTGATACTGGCCTCGGGATGCATGGCAACATCGGGTCGCAAGTTATCGGGAACGGGTTCCGTGGTCTCTTCGATGCCGGCGTTTATGACAACGGTATCCGGCAGGTTGTTACCCTTGGCACCAACCCCCTTAATACAACTAGCGGATCACCTATCGTAGGAGTTCACCAGCCAGCACATGGGCTTACAACAGGCGAACGCCCCGGCATTGCCGGCACGTCGGCACTTCCGATCATTGCGCTGGGCGGCCTTTCGCTGTTCGGCGAATACGCGGTGACTGTCGTTGACCCTGACAACTATACGATCACGGCAGCCGCGAACGCTACATCCACGACGTCAGGCGGGACCGGCGCCCGCGTAACAATGCCGATCAGCCAGACCGAGTACATGTCGATCGGCGGCGAGCAATCCGTCTACCAGCGAAATTACTTCCTTCGGGTCGGGAACACCTGTCTTGCTGTGAAGCGCAACCTTCGGCATGTCGATATCAGCCATAACAGGTTCCGCGAAACATCCAACGCGGTCGCCCTAGCCCCGATCGACGTTGCCATGGCGGAAGGGCACAAAGCTCTTATCACGCACAACACGCTGACGCGCATCACCGGGCACGGCCTTCGGGTCATTGGCGGCGGCATGTTCGTTACCATCGCCGACAATCACATCGAGAACTTCGGCAAGCAGCTTTTCGACGAAACGGTCTACACCAATTTTTCGACCGATTTCCCGCCAACGGCGATCTGGCTTCAAAGCGTCCTCGGTGCGAACGTTCATGACAACACGATCGCTCAAACGGGCAAATATAAGGACTTGACTGGCATCATCGCTGGCGAAGAACCTTGCGCTATCCGCCTATCCAAAAACCCGAACATGATCGATGGTTCGAAGAACTGCAAGGTTCACGATAACAACATCATCGATGTGCCCCGCCCGTTCCTCGATCAGACAGGCAATAGCGCAAACCGTTGGGAGAACAATCCCTATAGTGGCAATTCTGTCCCGGCGATTATCACGCCAACTGATAGCATTCTGATTGAACCGGACAGCAAAGGGTCAGGAACGTGCCTTCTCAAAGGAACGGTCGGCGACTTTAGCAGCTATGACTTGCACACCTACCATTGGTATAAGCATGGCGATGTGGTCACCCTGGCAGTCTACATTGACTTGGCGGCGACAACGGGCGGATCTGGAAACATCACGATCGGTGGGTACACCCCATTGATAGGCGGGGCTCCCCCTGCAGCTCGGACAACTGCGCCTGCGTCCCAGGCGCTCGGGTTCGCTGTAAAAACCTCAGGTCAGCTAACGCACTCTGCCGCTGGCTTCACCGAGTTCCAGGCCGACATTTCAGCGGGCGGGAATATCATCAATCTGTTCGAGGTCGGGAACAACGTGATCCTTCCTTTGACAGAAGCGAGGTTCGGCGGTGGGACGCGTATGGCCATTACAGGCTCATATATCGCGAACTAGCGCGCCGATGCGGGATGAAGCGCTATAGGTCGAGAGGAAGGCTTTGCTTTCCTCTCGACGTCGGCGGCGTTCGATAGTTGTTGTTATGCCAGGCTGAACTTGACCCTGACGGATTGAATTGCATCATTCGACCCAAATACACAGGGGATCGGCTGCTGAACGTACGTTTCCCCGGCCACTTTTTTTCTTCCCATTTCGCGAAGAACTAGCGCCGAGTTATGCCGGGGGAGGACGTCATAGGTAACGTCTGGCCAAGTAGCGTCGATCGCTCTCGGGCTGTCAAGAATAGACAGGTCGGCTCCTGCTGCAACCAAGAGAGACGGGAACAAAAACTCGAAAAAGTACCTGTTGAAACCGAGCGAATGCAGGCTTGAAGTGATCAGTTCTTCGGGCATTTGCTGAAGTGCAGAAGAGAGAAACGCCGCAGATACCGAGAACATCGTATATGGGACGGTGAAGCAGACCTGAGGGCCGGATATGCCGCACATGTCTAGCAAACGATGGAACTGCTTAATGTGGACCATGGTGTTCGGCATAGATGCGTTTCGAGCATAGATAGCATTCCGATTTATTCGAAAGGCTTCCTCGATGCGGTCTATATTCAGGCACCCGTCGATCTGATCGTTTGCAATGAATTCGAAGTCCTTGAAGGCATGGCTTGATCCCTTGCAGTGACCGAACATGGCAACGTCGTAGCCCGGTAGACGTAATTGGGCGTTCCAAAGCCCGAGCTGGTATCCTGCTGCGTCCGAACGGCTATTATTCTCAGGCGCGACATGCTCAAGCGCGACGACATTCGGAATGTTTTCCAGCGCCGCCGCAAAAGTCGGATCGCAGCCAGGGTTGACGGAAACGACCTTATCGATCGAACCGAACCGATCGCTTAACAGCGACAGGTAATAATTGCGCCAAATGGCAGTATCCGGTTTGTCGGGGGCGACCCAAGCAGCGAAAATCAAAAGTGGTTTGAAGGACAGCATGAATTTTCCCAATCGGTTTTTTGTTAGCCTTCGAGAAGGCGTCTTCGCATAAATCTCTCGATGGCGAGCCCTAGAAACAAGCAAGTCATACCGCAAGCCAGAATGTAGGGCTTGTCGAGCAACTTATCGGAATAGCCTTCGTAATAGGCGGTTCGCATCCATTCGACACACTGGAATACCGGACTGAAGGACATCGGGTAAGAGATCTGTGCGGGTAGCGATGTAACGGGGATCATCGTCCCTGACGATGCGTAGAAGAGGATCAGCATCAGCGCCCAAATCGTGTTTGCCAAGGGAAACATCACGATCAGAATTCCGACTAGCGTGCCGACGCCAACCGACAAAAAGATTGTCGCGAGATAGGCCGCGACCGCTGTGTCCAAATCGATTGGGAATGGATCGTCGCCCATTGCCCAAAGTGCGAATAGCATCAGCGTTAGGGACATGAACGCGCCAATGATTTCCAGCGCAGCGCGACCGAACATGACATCGAGCATCTTCACAACCGGGAAATTTATCATCGGGCGATTGATGACGATCGAAAACCCCATGAAGCGGGTTATGTACATGAATGCAACTGTCGGGATTAGCCCGGTCGCGATGTAGACGGGGAGGCTTGTCCCGTATGCGACGACCGGATGAATGACGGCGTGAATGACGATGATGATCGTCATGTGCACGAAAGGCCAAAGGGGCACCATGACAAAGCCGAGGCCATGATTGAAAAACCGCGTCCGCATGTCGCGGAGCATAACAGCTTTCATGACATTGAATTTGGATTGTATCGCCTCGATCATCGGCCGCCGGGGCCGGCGTCGGTCTGTTCTGGCCATGCTGAATATCCCAAAATAAAAATCGATTTGTTTATATCGCCGATCCACTAGCGGGACAGTGATAAGCCGAAATTGCGATGAGTTGCAACGGCAGTAGAAGCGTTTTCGCAAGGCCCGCGTGAGTGGGCCTTTTTTCTTTTCCAACTTTTAGGGGGAAGTCATGAATACTCTTCCGGCCGCATTGCGGCGGAAGATCAAGGAGACGTTTGTCTCCGCGATCTCGGTCTTCGGCTTAGAGCCGGTCGAAGGCTTCAACCACATTTTTGCGCGCGCTTGGAGCATTCGGCTCGCGATCCTTGCCGGCTTCCTTTCAATGCTTGAAGTCGGCCTTCCGTTGATCGCGGACATCCGGCCATTCCCGCCGCTTCTATACGCTGTCCTGATGATGGCTATCACCTGGGCCGCCTGTATCGCGCGTCTTGTCGCGCAGCCGGCCATTCAATCGAAAATCGAACAAACGTCGCAGCCGGCCGCAACGGACCCGGCGCGTCAGCCATGGGGAGATGCATGATCAGCCGGATCAGACAGAACGGAAAAGCAACCGCCGTGGGCGTTGCGTTGATCGCGATGGTCGGCAGCTTCGAAGGCGTTAAGACAATCGCCTATCGCGATCCGGTCGGCGTCCCGACCATCTGCTTCGGCGAAACGCGCGGCGTCAAGATGGGCGACCGCGCCACGCTGGCCGAATGTCGGAACATGCTCGCCGATCGACTTGTCGAATTCGAGACGGGTATGCGGAAATGCCTTAAGGCGCCGGACAGCATTCCGGACGGGCCTTATCAAAGTTTCCTGTCGTTCTCCTACAACGCCGGGACTTCCGCATTCTGCTCGTCGACTATGGCGCGTAGGGTGAATGACGGCGACCTTCGCGGCGCTTGCAATGAGTTCCCGAAGTGGACAAAAGCGAGCGGTCCTTTCGGGACAAAGGTCACCTTGCCGGGTCTTGTAAAGCGTCGCAAGGAAGAGCAGGCGCTTTGCCTGACGGGGGTCAAATGACATGACCGCCGTCGCCCTATGGGTCATCAAACAGATCGGGATCGCCGGCTGCGTCCTGATCGGCCTGCTTGCCTACTATGAGGGGCTTCCGTTCCTGAACTCATACCCGCTCCTTCTTAAGCTGCCGCTCGTCGGTCAGCTTGCGGTCGGGCATGTCGAGGAGGAACGGCAGCGGGCGGCGAAGGATGCGACGGCCGGTCTTGTCGCCTCCTACGATCTTGATCTTGCCAACGCCAAGCTCGCCACCCTGCAAGCGGAACTTACCCGCTATGCCCAATTAGTCGACGCCGCCCGGAAACAGACCGACGCGGCGACTGTAGCGGCGCAGCAAGCGAAAGATGATTTGGAGAAAAGAATTGCCAAGGAAACAGACGACAATGCTTGCAGCGGCTGGTCTCAGTCTGACGGCGATCATCTTGAGCGGGTGCGCAAGCGATAACGCAAAAGCCAAACAAGAATTGACGACGATCGCCATACAGCGGGCGGCGGTCGAAACACGGGCGCCTTTGCCGCCTTGGCCGGAATACTGCTCGACCCCCATGGCAGGGGTGAAGCCAAAGAACGGAGAGAAATATTGGGCGATCCAGGCGCGATGGGAAGTGGTGCAGGGCAACGAAAACACGCGCATCGAGTGGTGCGCAAATCATTACGGCGAGATAGCAGCGACGAGCACGCCGCCGCCGGCAGCGACGGGGACGACGAAGAAATGACGGCCAAGGACGAAGAGGGGGCCGAAACCGGCGACGAAGTCATCGTCGTCAGGCTGACGCGGCGTGAATTCAAGAAATGGCAGAACGCGATCGATCTTGTCGACCGCGTCGGATGGGTATTGAGCGGCCTAGAGCGCTTTGCGAAATGGGCCGCGATCATGGCGGGCGGGGCGTACGTCATCAAGGGCATGTTTCCACACTGGTTCGGCGGTCCACCGCCCGGAGGAAATCCATGAAAAACGCTCTGGCTTGGCTTAAAGACGAATGGTTTGCGATCTTGTTTTCGGCAGTCATTGTGCTGCCGAATGCATTCTGGTGGTTTGATAATTCGCCGCCGACCGATCTCATCAGCGCTACGATATCGACGCCGACTGTTGAAGCCGGCGGGACGATTGTCATCGACTATAAGGTCAATCGCTTCCGCGCTTGCTCGGGCGATATACAGCGCGTCATTACCGACAGCCAGGGCGTCACCCATCTGATTGCCCCCTATAGCTTCCTGCGATCTGACATCAAGCCAGATCAGGGCGTCGGGATCACAAACAGGATTGCGGCGCCGGTTCCGGTCGGCGCCGCATCCGGCAAGGCGACGTACCATGCTGAAATCGACTACTACTGCAATCCGCAGCAACGGGTCCTCGGGACGCCTATCAAGGTGACGACGCCCGAAATTGACTTCGATATCATCGATGATCCAAAGACGTCCGGGGAGGACCAACCGAGGCCCATTCCGCAATCAGATGACGTCATGGCAAATCAGCCGCGTCGGACCGATCTCGGGCCGTCGTACGATCCAATTATCAAGACGGATTTCGGGTCGATCGTAGCGGTCGCCAGAACTTGAATAGCGCTCCCCGATGGATCGGCGTCCGGTCGGGTTGATGCGCAGCGGGGGCCGGTGTTTTCCTTGGCCCGGCCCCCGCATTCCTATAAGCTGCACATTGCTGTGAATGATTAGATTTGCCCCTGTATCCGCTTCGGCGGGTGCAGGGGCATTTTTTTTGTGCCTATATTCCGGTGCTCGATCGGGTATCCTCTACGGAGCAAGACGTAAAACCTTGAAATTGTTACGCTGTCATTTTGGCTATTCCGCTTGATACGCCCCTCCGCTACCA